GTTTGAAGTCTGTGTTTCGAAACGGTTTTCAAGTCCTCGTTCAATGTGATCATTTTCTCGATCAGTTGGTCCTCAAACTTGCACACTTCTTCCAAAGAAGAACGTGCCTTAATCCCCTTGATTGTTTCCAAAACTTCACCAAGTTTGGAATGCTGAGGACCTGTTGATACCCTGTAAGTTTGGGTATGAGAAGAACAAGAAGCCATATTGGTTTTGGTTCTGTTGGTTCTGTTAGTTGTGTTAAAACGCTGAGGTCTGTAAAATTTCTTTTACAAAAAGATAATCACGAGAACAAAATATAAAGGAACATACAAACATTCACTTTTTTCAATTTTTTGATATGAACTATAAATAAAGACTATCAAATTCCGAAGAACTCAATAAACAAATAGACCCATTTTATTACGGTTACGGACCCCCAAACTGGTAACGGAAAGACTTCACTTGCATGAAGAACAACGACCCATTAGCTTATCGTTATTAGATTTATAATTAATTAACTTGAGTCCATTTTTAGTAACGGACCCCCAACTGCCCATGTAAAAGACTTCACGTGAATGAAGTATAACAATCCATGTGCCTTTTTGTTATTATTTTGAATCCATTTTTTTACAGTTACGGACTCCCAAACTGGTAACAGAAAAGACTTCACTAAAACCGGCTCCATGAACCAGCCTTTTGTAAAGAATAACGACCCGTTAGCTTATCGTTATTAGATTTTTATATAATAATTAATAATTTGAAATCCTTTTTAACGTTGTGGATCTCACCAACAATAATCGCTCCGTTTAATGATCACATTTTTATGTGAATTAATTAGATACTATAAATCCAAATATATTGTATCCTCCAATCAATAAGTAATTTCAATTTTTTGATATGAACTATACAAATGACAAAATAAGTAACACAATATTAAAAACAATATAAATAAAAGGTTACTAAATTCCGAGGAATTCAATAAACAAACAGTCTGTTTTTATCCAGACAATAAGCCCTTTTTTACAGAAATGGACTTCCAAATTGGTAACAGAAAGAACTTCACTAAAATGGTTTTCATATTACCATTTTTTGCAAAGAATAACGACCCGTTAGCTTATCGTTATTAATTGATTTATAATAATTAATATTTTGAAATCCTTTTTTTACAGTTACGGATCCCAACAACTGGTAACAAATTTCTTCATTGGTTGTAAAACAATGAAGTACAACGCTTGTTAACTCATCGTCGCATAATTATTAAAATTTGCCCGTTAACAAGACAGGCAAAGGATCCTTTTTTTACAGTTCTCGAATCCACGAACTGGTAACAGAAAACCTTCACAAGAAAACAATTAGCGGGATAACCCCGCCCTGCTTCCCTAAGAAGAATAACGACCTGTTGACTTTTTCGTTATTAATGATCATAATTTATATATAATTTGGGGCTAACCCCGATCTTAGTACAAAATACATAGAACTGTTCAGTCATTTTAAATTTTCAATTTTTTTTGAAATTTTATAAATAAAAAACAGTTTATTAGATGAGTGAAACCAAATAAACAAATAGACTTTCCAAGAACAAAAGTCTGATTAATTAATCGTCTTTCCGATTTGTCATTCGTCTTTCCGAAATGTCGTTCGTCTTTCCGAATGCCACCAATTTACGTCGGTTCAACCTTCGGTCTTTCCCTGTGTCAAATTGTCTTTCCAATTTGTCAAATCGTCTTTCCGAATTGCCATTTTGTAACAGAAAACCTTCATCAAACAACGCCTTGCGACATCATCATATAATGAAGAATAACGACCTGTTGACTTTTCGTTATTAATTGCATAGCATAATTCATATATAATTTGGGGATTAACCCCGATCTTAGTACAAAATAAATTGAGCTGTTCAAGCATTTTATAATTTCAATTTTTTCTGACTAATAATAAATTCAAAGGTTCATTCAAAGGTTTACTTATCTTGGAAGCATGGAAACACTTCCTTCAAAATAAATATCATTTCAACATCGTTAATGTGCTTGGCATATTCATATTCGAGTTCGGCCAAAATATTACCTAAAATATGATCACCATTTTTAGTAAACATTGACCGCATCCGTTCCATATTAACGGGTTTAGGTTTTAAGAGGCACATTAAACCACCCAAACCGGAACAACAATCTTCTAAAATTGCCACGGTTTCAAGATCATTTTTTTCTGTGTATTGTCTGTAGAGAGACAATAGACTTACATATGTTCGCTGATTACGTTCATCTCTGAGATAAAGTGCATTAGGATCTGATTTTGGAATAATGACTGAATTATCATAATTTGTGCAAAGTTCTGGATGTTTTTGTTCCAAGTCTTTCACATTTTTTTGATCACCAATTTTTGAAAAAAAAGAATGGTTCTCAGTTACAGAAAAAGTTTCCATCAATTCGTGTCGTCGTTTGATAAACCACAAGGATTGTAATGGTGCCATTATTTTGAAAGATAATTGTTATTTAATAAATAGAGTGTATATCATTTTAAGAGTATAAAAATTTACAAGTAATTTATGTTATCAATTTTTTTAAAAATTTGAAATAATAATAATATTATCATTTCAACAGTAAATATACTCGAATACAAAGGTTTTAGGTAAATACTTAGATGGATTCTATATTTCATATTGGGACAGATATACCGTATAAAAAAATTCGTGATAATTATCACAATAATATTGATGATATTGATGATGATATTCCGATGATGAATTATGTAAACAATGCTGCATCAGTACCGACGATTGATATTAATATTAATGACATGGAACTAGATAAATTTTTGATAAATATATATGAATACTATGTCGGAGGTGGGTTATGGACTATTTTACTACGTAATTTTATAAATTTAATTATATTGGCATATGTAATTATATTTTCTACATTTCTCATCGGATGTATTGATTATCATAATTTATTCCTCAACTATAATATTGGGCAATCAATTGTTATATATCCGATTGCATATGTCATAATGTTCACATTTTCGCCTTTTTGGATATGGCACCTCATTTATTTCTTGTTTCAAATAAAATCATTATTTAAAACACACCAAATTTATATAAAAGTTTTACAAATTTCCGAAGTCGATATAGAAACCATTCAATGGAATGATGTTGTTAAAAAAATTATGGCTATAAGTAAACTAAACCAATACTCAATCGCTAACATCATTCTACGCAAAGATAATTATCTTATGGGACTATTGAATAAAGAACTTCTTAAACTCACCAACAGTTGGTTTACAAAACAAGTCCTAACAACCTCGTTGACATGGAATTTGTCTGTGACAATTTTTGATTTCTTTTTTGATAGGCGCAATCGTTTGTTGAATAAATTTCTATCAAAAGAACAACGAGAAACTCATACACAGAATCTAAAGAAACGTTTTATGATTTTTGGTATTTTTAATCTTGTATTTTCACCATTCATTATTTTCTTCCTATTAATGCATTTTGTATTCAAATATGGTGAAGAATTTTATAAAAATCCTGGTTCGATTGCATCTCGTGAATATACCCCTCTTGCTAAACTTTTAATGCGCGAATTCAATGAATATCCACATTCTTTTGATAAAAGACTCAGAGGGAGTGTCGCGAAGGCTGACACTTATATAAAACAATATCCATTTGAAAAAATAACAATTATTGCACATTTTATATCATTCATTAGCGGATCAATTGCTTTCGTTCTAGCTGTATTCACAATTATTGATGACAATATTCTACTCCAATTAGAAATTACCCCGGGAAGATCAGTCCTGTTTTACTTAGGGCTGTTTTCTACAATTTTTGCCATAGCTCGTTCATTCATCCCAACAGAATCATTCGTTTTTGATCCGAAATCGTTAATATCTGAAATAGCTGTATATACACACTATTTTCCACTTCACTGGAGAAATAAACTCCATTCGCACCAAGTCAGGAATGAATTTTCCGCAATGTACGAATATAAAATAGTTATCTTTTTGATGGAGTTTTTAGGTGTAATAACCACCCCCTTTATTCTTTGTTTCACTCTGACGAAATGCAGCCAAGATATTGTCGATTTTTTCTGCGAATGTTCAGTAAATATAGATAACATCAATTCACAAAATACAAATAATATTGGCTATGTTGGTCATGTATGTTCTTTTGCTGCGTTTGATTTTAATAAAAATGGTGACTCAATGTATGATAGTCTTGTGATGAATGGAATTGATAAAGATATGGATAAAAAAATTATTTCAAAAGGCGGAAAAATGGAACAATCATTTTTATACTTTAAAACTAATAATCCCGATTGGACTCCTAATAGAGAAGGGCAAGAATATGTTGATAGAATTAATAGATCATTATTTATTTCAAATGATGAACATCTCGATATGCAAATAAATAAATCAAAAGAGCTTACAAATAATAATGGAACTAACCCAGGCGATTATATATCTGTGCTTGATAAAATTTACCAATCGAATATCAGAGACATGGACAATAGTATGAATGTTTAATCTATTTAATTTATTATTTAAATAAATCCGACAACTTTTTTAATATCTGCACTCGTTGGAATATCCCATCCCGATTCAGGTCCAGTTTTTCCTTTTAATCGCCAATATTCATTCCATGCTTTACCAGATACAAGAACAGGACCATTTGTTTCCTCTAAAGTTATAGTCCCATCATCAAGAATTGGCTTCTCTTTAGGTTTTGGAACATTTAATTTAGCCATGATAGAATCTATATTTTTCCAATCAGGATCCATACTCATGACCTTTTCCAACAAGGGAAGGTTTACATCAGTAATAATAACTCTGTCAACTTCAGAACTGACATATTCTGTCCTGGCACTCAAAACACAAAACACCGTGCTGTCTCATACCAAGAATTACAAGAACAGGATCAAAATATCCGTCTCCAGTGAATGTAATCGTATTGGCAGTTCTATCGTGAACAAAGGGTCTCAATGTCATCGAATAATTATTGAATTTATCAGAAAGTAATTTGTATGATTGTTCCATTTTGTATTTGCGATATTATTAGATGTAATTATCTTTATAATATACCATTCTCTGATAATTAAACTTCAATTTTAATTTAGCAAAATATTTGTAAAAAATTTATAAAAAAATATTATTTAATCGAGTTGTTCTAAAACAGATTTTGACTCGTCTAAATGTTCATTTTCATGTTCATGATGACATTTTTTACCATGAACATGTTCATGATCATCGTGCTCAGTATCTACATTGTATTGTTCGTCGAGACTTTCTTCATCATCATCAACACCATCTAATTTATTTTGACCATAATGTTGGTTTTCATCTGAATGTAGAGCATTATTTTCTAATTCAACATCTTTATTGCTTGTATGAAGTTTCATAATATTGTAAACACGTTTAGAGAAGGAAGCTGGATTATCGAGACTGAATCCTGAAGAAAATAGAGCCGCTTCATACATCATAATAACTAAGTTGTCGATCTTTTCTTTTTGTTCTAATTTAGTTGAAAGGTTATTGACAAGTTCATCGTGTGGATTAAGTTCTAAAATCTTTCTTGAAGCCATAAATTTCAACATATTTGGATCACCAAGAGCTTGTGCCCTGACGATACGTTCCATATTGGCTGAATATCCTTGTTGACCGGAAACAACAGCACATGGTGACTCCGTTAATTTGTTAGATACAACAACCTTTTCTACAGAATTTTTAAGAATATCTTTGATAGCCTTACAAAGAGGTTCGAGTTTTTTGTTTAATTCATCCCGTTCGTTTTTCTCTTCTTCAGTTTCGTCTAATTTCAAACCATCTTTTGTTACACTCACAAGTTCTACATTTTTATAAGTTTTAAGCTTCATAGTAATATATTCATCGATGGGATCAAGTAAAAGGAGAACATTTAGATTCTTTTTCTTAAATATTTCAAGGCATGGGTTATAGACTGCGTCCTTATCACCTGTAATATAATATATTTTACCAGAAGCCGGCATAGTTTCAATATATTGGTCGAGAGAAATTAAATCAGGCACATTTGTGGAATTAAATCTTAAGAGTCCAGCTAATTTTTCAGTTTTACCTTCTTCATCATGGACGGCAAGCTTAATATTTCTGGAAAAATTTTCGTAAAATGTTTTGTATTTTTCAGGATCTTCCACTAATTCATACATCATGTCGATTACTTTGTTTACGAGTTGTTTTTTGATTACCTTAAATTCTTTCGTTTGTTGTAACATTTCACGGGATACATTTAGTTGAAGATCATCAGAATCGATAACACCTTTCACAAATGACATCCATGGTGGTACGAATTCACTGCAATCATCTGTAATAAATACTTTTTTAACATACAGTTTGATATTTTTTTGTTTTTTCTCAGACTGTAACAAATCAAATGGAGTACGTTTAGGAATAAACAGTAAGCCTCTCAGGGATCCAGTTTGTGATTCAACATTGAAATGCTTTACATGAAGATGTTCCTCCCAATCTTCTGAAATAAGTTTGTAAAATGATGCATATTCCTCGTTTGATACATCTTTGGGATCACGAGCCCAAATGGGTTTATGTTTATTAAGATGTTCGAATTCAACACTAGATTTTTGTTTTTTTTCTTCATCTTCATCAATATCTTCTATTTTAACACCATCAACATTTTTAGTTGATTCATCATCTTCAACAGATTCATCAATTTGGTCTTGTCTATCACCTTCGGTAGATTTATCACCTTCGGTTGTTGTTTTCATAACAGCTTGATAAATAGGGAACATGATAAATTGAGAGTGTGATTTAACAATTTCTTTAATTTTCTTTTCCTCTAAATATTCTAAACAATCTTCTTTCATGTGTAGAACAATTTTTGTTCCGTGTGGAAGATCATCCTCGCATTTTTTAACTGTGTATTTGTTTTCCATATTCGATTCCCACACATATCCATCGTCGTTATTATGTCTTGTAAAGACAGTAACAGAGTTTGCAACAAGAAAAGCTGAATAAAACCCTACACCGAATTTACCGATTAAATTTGTATCCAATTTCTCTTGAGGATTTTTTGAATGCATAAAGTCCATAAATTTTTTAGTACCTGAACTTGCAATTGTACCTAAATTGTTCACAAGATCTTCGCGTGTCATCCCAATACCTGTATCAGTAATTGTCAAGGTTTTGTTTTCTTGATTGGGAATGATTTTAATTGATAGTTCCGTATTATCTTTCATTGAAGGATCTGTTAGTGAGAGATATCTAACTTTGTCTAGAGCGTCTGATGCATTAGAAATTAACTCTCTCAAAAAGATATCTTTGTTACTATAAAAAGCATTAACGATGAGATGCATCAGCTGAACGATGTCAGTTTGAAATTGGTACTCAGTATTGTCAGACATTTTGATCAAATTTGGTTTTGATTAGGTTATTTATATGAATTATTTATAAATTCATTGATTATTTGATATTAATTTTTATGATGTTTAAATTTCATCTTTTTTTCGAAACGATTTGATTTGTTTATACCACATGTAAATTATTTATATAGTTCAATATTATAAAACCAATGACTCACAACGAAAAAAAAAAGATTATGGAAGATATTGATGATCTTCTCTTTAATCCTGATCAAAATCCATCAGAACCAATCGATCAACCACAATTAACGCCTCATTACAATATAAATAAAAATACTATAAATCCCAATGCTAATACAAAAAATAATGCAGTAACAATATCAGGTTTTTTACCAAAACAATTAGCAAGTGCCTACGGTTTTTCATCTGTGGTGGGTAATCCAACAGGTTCTAAACAAATATGTGCAATTATTGAAGCATATACTTATCCATCACTAATTAGTGATCTAACGGCTTTTTGCACAGAATTCGGACTATCAACACCCGTTCTTGTAAGTAGTGTCACAGGTCTTTCGTCGACACCCATATCCAATACATTTAATATATACATTAAATCATTTGGTACAGTTGCAAATGCAAGTTGGTCATTAGAACAATCATTGGATTGTCAATGGATCCACGCAATGGCCCCCGAAGCGTCTCTATTGATAGTTCAAGCAGCATCTGCGAGTGATACTGATCTAACTAATGCCATTAATTATGCAAAACAAAATGGTGCAACCGTTATTTCGATGAGTTTTGGGGGAGCAGAGAGTTCTAACGAAACTTTGACGTCAACAGTAGCGTTTGATGATGGATTATTTACCGGTGTTACTGGAAATGAGAATATAACATTTTGTGCATCAGCTGGTGATTCACCCGGTGTCGAATATCCTGCGTCGTCACCAAATGTTTTAGGTGTAGGAGGATCAACACTCACTTTAACATCGACTGGTGTCTACGGATCTGAAGTTGCATGGAAAACAAATAGTACTGAAGCAACGGGAGGAGGAGTGAGTATCTATGAATCAGAACCATCATATCAAAAAAATCCTGCCATCAATCAAACAATATTCGATCATAATGTAACAACAACAACAACCACAGGAACTGGAAGAAATAAAAAAACTACATCAACAACCAAAACAACGCTAGATAGAGGAACACCTGATGTCGCATTTGATGCAAATCCATCCACTGGTGTCCCTGTTTATAATACATATTATGCGAAGAACGGTACTTGGTACGAGGTCGGGGGTACTAGTTTTTCCGTATTAGCATGGGCCTCTATAGTTCTTTTGGCTAATCAATTGCGTGCATTAAAATCCCTTCCCCCATTATCAAACTCTGTATTGCAAACAGGTTTATATAAATTACCAGGAACAACATCTGGTGCTTATACCTACAGTAATTGTTTTAATGAAATAGGTGGAACTAATTATACTTTATTAACAGGTCTCGGTTCACCAAAAGTTACAAATCTTATTCCTTATTTGATATCTTTGCCGTAATTTTATTTTAAATTTTATAAACACAAAAAGCTATATAAATGTTTTGCAAAAAATTGATTTAAATAATGTAATCATATATATAAATTCATACATTGTAATACAATATAATGCAAGCATTACAATTAAAATTACAATACTTACAAAATGAACTTCGATATATCGAACATATGATCCCTTCGTATGATAAAAAATTTACAGAAAAATTACACCAACTAGGTAAATTACATTTAATTCCAACAATATCACAAGATAAGGAACAAACGAGTGATACAAAAAATCATAGTGCAGCAATTAAAGAAATTTTTAGAAAATTAATGATAAAATATCATCCCGATAAATCTTCGGATCCAAATTGTGATGAAATATCAAAATTTATTAATGATTGTTATTCAAAAAATGATGAAGAATCATTAATAATATTAGATGACACAAACGAATACTCAAAAGAAATCCCCGAATATTTGATCAAAATAAAGGAGACTGCCGATAAAATAAATACATATAAAAATCGAACATCATATCTCTGGAACAGTTCATATGGATTAAAAGATTATGTCGAGAGTTTATACTGCACTTCTGATGAATTTAATAAATATGAAAATGAATTAAAAGAAAAATTAATAAAAGAACAGGAAGAACTTAAAAAAGAAAATGCCAAATTAAAAGAAGTCATATGTTTTATTAAAAGTGTAGATACCCAACTAGAAAATAGTTCTAAAAAATTTATAATTAACAATATTAATTATTATAAAGAAAAATGTACCGTACAATTCAAAGAAATGTCCGATATGAAATTAAAGGCAAAATCAGATATTTTATATTTAGAATATGAAAAAGAATTAAATGAAATAAATGAAGTCGATTTGGAATCTGCATCTATTACAGATCTTGAAAATTACAGAACTACTTTGGAAACAATTTATAAATATTTTGATAAAATGTATTGGATGTATAGTATGTCTCGATACAATAAATAAAAATATTAAAATATTAAAATATTATGATAAATATTCTTCAGACAAAGGATATCTATCCCAGTACTCACTCACAATTTTACGGAACATTTCTGGATGATTTTTCTTTGTGTATGCTAGTAGGCTATGGACAGTTTGCAAACTGACGTAATTGGCCCTTATATAGCACATAGTTTCATCATAATTTTGGGTATCAATCATGTCCTTAATATTCTTGTACATAGACATGATGGTTTTATTTAATTAGCTCGATTAAAATTTGCAATGAATTGGATCGAATATTATTGTATTAATGAATATATTTAGTTGTTCAATTTTTTATTCAATTTAAGGTTTTATTTATAGACAAAACGTGTTGTGTCAACAACTTGGAAAAAATTGTGTAGGTCCGGTGATAAATTTACTTCGTTCCAATCAAACATGTCATGAATATCTTTGTCCTCAGATACATCGTCACCATCCTCTTCTTCATCTGGATTTTTACTTTTTTTCTTTTCAGGCTTTTCAGTCAAAAAGTTATCACCGAGAGGAGTATCAAACACCCATAGAATAGAAAGTTTTTTTGGATTTGAAGTAACATCAGCAATAGCAAACGATTTTCCTCTAATATAGGGACTCAACCGTTGAAAGATACCTTGAACATAATTTCTTTGAACAAAATCCATCGATGGGAGATCATCGTTGTATTTATATGAAGCTACAAACACTTTAAGGTTTTGAATTGATTTTAGGTAATCAACAAATGTCGACGGTGGAATAGTATCTTTTTTAGAAAATCCCGTGTAAAAATATTTCCACGACATCAGTGTGTGAACTTCATCTTCTTGAGTGGTTTGAATAATTTGATCAGTTTTACTCGTCTGATTTTCTTCTGGCTGATAGCACATGTTATGTATTTGTTATATTACTGATTTAATTCAATAGAAAAATTAATTGATAATTACTGAATGTTTAATTATCAACTTTTTGTACTTAATTCTATTAATTCGGATATTTAATTAAATTTAAGTTTGTACAAACATTATACTTCCATTTATACTTCCGTTATTTCTATTTGTATATATATATATATATACACGTTAAAATCTACCTGTATCAAAATAAAAACTATAAATAAAAAAATAAAAAAATAAAAAAATAAAAAAATATGGTTTATGGATCATATGCAGCATTATTAGAACTATTAATACCAACAAAATTTTTAGTGAACATCATATCGTTAGATTCTGGATTTCTTTTCAACATGCAAATTTTATCGCAATGAACAGTTAATTTACCGTTAAATGTTTTATTAAACCATTCATTTAATTCTTTTTCTTTGTTCGGAGTATCTTTCTTCGGACATTGACTAAGCGTACAATGAGGTGAAAATTCGTTACCATGTGTTTTAACATCAACCCATGGTAATGCGTCGCAAATAATTTTGTGAATTACTTGTAATTTCTTTTTACTTTCTGCATTTGGTTTAAGATGAAATGTTGATTGTTTCGCTTGAGAAAAATATCCAATTTCTTCAAATGTTATATCAAAGTCAGTGATACCATGCGATTCAAAAACTTTTTTGAGTTCTGTATGAACTGTATCAAACTGATCGATTGATACAAAAGGGAAAATAAAATTAATATGTGGCATCCAACGAGGAAATGCACGATCCTGTTGAGATCTTATTTCATTTATTTTATCATGAAATTGATCAGGGATAGCAACTGCCAATGCTGTAGTCGTATCTGACATAATGATATTAATATACGGTTATTTTATTTAATTTTAATATTTTTTATAATTACAATATGTGTGAGGCATTTCATTATTCAATATTTTATCTATTTATTCGAATTAATTCAAATTAATTCAAATTAATTTGAATAACTCAAGCCACCGAGTCCGCTCATTATTCTCATAATATTATAATTCGTTGCATAAACCTGTATTTGAATAGGTTTGTCTTTATCCGATAAACAGTCATCCGTAATGTATGGATACAAATTATCATAATATTCTACATTATCGATACTACTCGTTTGCTTTATTTCAGGTGATAACTTATTTTTGCACACACAACATTTATTATTCATATTCTTAATACATCCAGAACAATATTTAGTTGTACATCCGCATGATGTTTTAACTGTGACAATATCTTCCTCAAAACATATATCGCATCCATGTAATTCTTCTTCGTCGAGTTGTTTGACTATTGACATAATTTTGTATTATTTTGTATTATTTTGTATGATGTGTATAAATAAAAAATATATATTGTGTTGTTCTTATGTGTTTTATTAAAATAATGGTAAATTATAAATTCTGATTAATGAACTCGTAACCATTGTCTTATTACATAGTGGACATTTATAGTTATGACCGTATCGACATTCATTGCAAAAAACTAAATGTCCGCATTCTTTACTCGCGTATATCGCATATTTATCCATACATACCACACAGCTTCCTGGTTTCATTGATTGTAGTTTAAATTCTTCAAAAGTCATATTTTTGATTTTATCTTCTAAATAAGTAATCTTTTGTTTTTCTTTCTCAACGGAGTTAATTAGCGACTCATTCTTTTTATTTACCACTGTTACATGATTTTCTAATTTTTTAATTACACCATCCATTCCCTTCATTTTTTGTAATTCATATGTTAAATCGTCAATCGTATTACATTGCTCTTTTATCGTTTCATTTCGAACTTGCAATAAAAAATTTAAGTTCGATTGCGATATTTGTGTTTTTAATTCATTATTTTTTTCGACAACTTTTTTCAAATGGTTTTTCAATGTTGTCGCATATTTTGTTGTACGTGCAAGTTCTTTTTCAGTATGTTGCAATAATATTTCATACTCATCGAGAGTCATTTCATTGTCTGATATTTCACTGTCTGATATATTTATTGACATAATTCATTATAATACTTCTAAAATATGTAGTATAATTATTATGTATTGTCCTTTAATTTTCAGTTTTTTATTTTAGAAAATTAATTCGGAATATTTATAATTAAAAATTGAATAAAATAATATACTGCGTTGATCAATAATTTTTACATCATTATACTTGATTTATCATCTATTATCTATTGGCTTATTGATAATAATTGTAAGAATGGAATTTGAACTACGTGGAGGATCTATCATCTATGGAAAATATGTACCAAGAGGGTATGGAACTATTATGAACACTTGCATTCATGAAAATGTGAGTTCACATACAAATCCAGAAGTCATGGCCATTATCCAAAAATACAAAGATAGAGGTTTCGGTTTTACCGTTCCTTCCGACCAACATAACCATCCCGAAATGGATAAACATGATATGTTGTGTCGCGATGTCTTTACTGACAAAAATCCGGAACCCGATAGACTCTCAGGAGAGATAACCATATTCGATGTATTGCGTTCTGAGTGCGATATTGTTGCCTCCAATAATATTATCCGCGATCTCGATAACTTTCTCGATGCTAATGGTATGGTTCCTTCTGTTGGTAGTGTACTAGATGATATTGCTATCGGTGAATCCATTGCGGCCGGTTGTCATAGTACTGTAATCACTGATGAAAAATCAGTCAGAGAAAAAAGAAAGAATGAAACTGATAATACGGGAAGCAACAAGAAAATTAAGCAAGATGGTGAGGTTGAATGTGTCGATATGGAATATGTCGACTAAATTTTATTTATTGCAAAATATTGAAATAGCAAAAGGATGAATTTTAATATTAAAATAGACTTGGTATATTTAATATAGTATCCTTGATTGTAAAATAGTTAGATTTTTTATTTGAGAATATTTTTATTTAGTTAATTTAGATGGACTCCCATAAACCAGATTTGACTAATATACTAACATCAACTATTGTAAAAAATCCAAACGAATGGAAGGATGATAAACATTTTATGACTTGTTATTCGTGTCAATCAACGTTTTCTTTGTTTTTAAGAAGACATCATTGTCGTTATTGTGGAAACATTTTTTGTTATTCATGCTGTGATTATAGTATAATTATACCAAATTATATTCGTGATAGGATAGAACCAGACGATTATTGGAATATTTCATATTATGTTCCGTCGTTAAAAGCGCAAGAAGAGCGTGTATGTAAAAATTGTTACGATATGATTTTCCAAAAAATTATATTACATAATTCAATCGTTGAAATGTTTAAATCATGTCCATCAATCATTGAAATCAATAACAATAACAACAACAATAAATATTATCATTTACGACAATATTATTTTGAGTACTTGAGGAATATTCAATACTATCTTCCGAACCACGTGTATACAAAAATCGATTTTGATATGTTATATAAAAATGCAGAAATGTTCGTTGGTCATTCAAAATATATTACGAATCTGATTAAATGTATTGATTGGGACCATTTATCGTTCACTATTGATAGTGAAATGGATATTGAGTCTGTTGAAGAAAATAAAATATTAAACGAAAAATTAATTTTAAAAATACTAAATACAAGTAAATCTACATGTACCTGTGCAGATATTTATTGTACACGTACCTGCAGTAAAGAATTGGATTGTGAAGATTGTCTAAATATTTTGTATCAAACATATGATTGTTTACCTGATAGTATTGTTGCACGCATATTTGAAATTTTTGGGAATGTGCCAGGAAAATCAATCACTTGTTATATGCCGCTTTTTATTAATTTCATTAAAATTAACTCCATTAATAAAAAATTAAATAAACATATTTATGATCTTATTTTTAGGACTAATAATATTCAGCATATTTATTATTTTTATTGGTTGTTAAAAAGTGCAATAGAATGTTCTGATTTGATTGAAATCGATAGATTATATGTTTTTATTAGATTAATCGATAAACAATTGGAATTAAAAATGAGTAATGAATATACTTTCTATAAACAATTAACACTAAATTTAGATGATATCACAAAATTTTTAATAAGAAATTTCGATAAAGTAAAACCCATTAGTCTTCCATATGACCCAAATGTTAAATTAATTGGTGTTGATTATGATTCTATTGTAGTAAAAGATAGTTATACAAAGCCGGTAATAATTAGATTTTTAACTACAAAAGGTCCAATAAAACTATTATTTAAGCTAGAATCCATTATGAATGATCTTGTTATATTAAATTTAATAGAACTATTTGATGATAGTTTAAAAAAGTATGTCAGCCAAAATTTCCAATCGATCTCGTATAAAGCTGTTCCTCTAGGTAGAAATGCTGGTATGATAGAAATTATTGACAAAGCCGAAACTATACAAAGTATGGGTTCAGAAGGTAAATCTATATTACAATATATTCTGGAAAATAATGAATCGAATATTGTTGGCAATGTTCTCGATGTCTATACGTACAGTCTCGTTTCATATACACTCCAAAGTTATTTTTTTGGATTAGGTGATCGCCATTTGGAAAACATTATGATAACAACAGAAGGATCAATATTTCATATTGATTTCGGATTTATTTTGGGAAGGGAATCACAACCGATATCTATGTCCTATATTAGGGTTAATTCAGAAATGATTCAAGTGCTGGGCGGACGTAATTCAGAACGGTACAAATTATATAGAAAATTATGTTCGAGTGGTTTGATCATTTTAAGAAAACATATACAAATGATGTTTTTATTACTCAGTCAATTAGAATACAATGGGCGAAGTGGAAATTTTGCAATAAAAGAAATAGAACAATTTTTGATAACACGTTGTCAACCGGAAAAAACAGATGACACAGTTATAGCACAATTATATGAAATAATTGAACAATCACAACATGTATATATCGATCACGTTAGAGACTTCCTTCACTATCATACTAAAGAAAAAACTGTTCAAAATTCAATGGCACAATTAATAGGAAATATTTACGATGTATACAAAAATATTAAAAAACCTAATAGTAGTTCACAATTTTAATCAAATAAAATAAAATAAGGAATATGACTTAATGATTAATTATGTAGCTACATAATTAATTAATAAAATGTATGAATCTGAATTAAGCGCTCAAATTGCAGTGGGATCAATAAGTATGTATTTTAAAGATAAGGATAAAAAGTATAGAGAACAATATATTAACAGAAATGATTGGAATGACTTCGATATGAGTGGTAAAATAGATTATGATTATAGTGATAATTGTAACGATAATGATGATACATGTTTATATGATAAAGACAATTATGAAATAGTTAGAACAGATTTTATTTATTCAAATGACGATCATGAAATAAGGCATGAACCTGTAAATGATCTTGCAGTTTTGTCAGATCTTGTTATGGTTATTAAACGATCCGAAATTGGCGATGAAAATATTAACGATATATTATCCAGACAAATTTATTTGAAACTTGAAATTGGTGGTTTTGATGTTATGAGTTTAGATATGCTGATGAATTTATTTTTAATGAAAATATTTAATAGGAACATTAAGGAATACGATGATTATATAGAAATTCCTTTGATATTGTTTGATTTCAATAAAAATAATAAATTAACTAATAGAAAATTACCTCTCTTTACACTCACTCATCATCAAGTGCAAATTAAAATAAAGGGGCTCAATAAATCGATCAGTTCGGGGTTTAAATATTGTAAATATAAAGTTCCTTTATCAAAAGTTTATAACAATGATCGTTTGTTGCATTCTTTAGAAACGTTTATTATTGAAACTCAAACACTTATGTATATTAAAAGTGATGTCTATAAACTCTCATTCAATCATCCGTGTAAAATTATATTAGTAAAATTTTTGAATAGTTGCAATGATGATGATTATTATGATCAAGATTATGATTTTGACAAAATCAAGCAAATAAAATTATCATTAAATGGTGCAAAACCGATCATATGGGATAATGACGAAGGAGAAATAATGAAATTTCGTATTTGCGGACAATGTATTTATGCAATTTCTTTATCCCCCGAATTTAAATCAAAAAAGAATATTAAAAAAATATTTTTAGGTGAGGAATGCGGCTATGGTATTAATTTCTCCAGAATTGATAATTCTTTTTTATCGTTCGATTTATATGAATCCATTTCATATACCGATGTTCATATATCGACCTTCAATGTTAATATAATGAGATATATGTCGGGAATGTGCGGAAAGGCATATGCCAATTAAATTAAATAATTGCAAAAATCTGAATAGATTTTATAAATAACTTAAACGATATACGCTAAACAAAATTATAAAATAAAAAAATAAATTTATAAAATGAATGGCTTGGGACCGTCTAACGATTATTCTACTGCAACAATTTTAAACATGGGAATTTTTAACATTCTCCGTACAGGAAATCCATTAATCGATGCAATTCTTTTATCGATAGTCGGTGCTGTTGTTGCTAATAATGTTACAAAATTAGTTAATTTCATATCTAATTTTTCGTTCGAAAGTATGTATTATATGGCAGTTAGGATGATCAAAAGGATATATAATTATCTCACGGGGAAGAAAAATAACGAAATAGTTAAATACGTACATATTAATGCAATCAGTGACGAGAGAAAAGCGAACGAATTGTATGATGCGGTTTATTGGTACATTACAAATACTGAAATTATCGATTTTATTAAGGAAACACCCATTAAATTCAGTTATGATAAAAATCCTTTGAAAACACTAAATCCTGAAGAAACTGAAATAAAACTAAACAAAGTAATTTCAAGATACAAAGAAAAAAAGATTACTTATAATGGACATGAAATTACATACATGCTTAGCTCAGAAGTTATTACCGTTTATTCTGATGAAGAAAGGAAGAAAGAAAATCGTTCAATTCAATTAAATACAAAAATTTTAGACACCGATACTGTTGATATTCTTGATGAATTTTGTACACATTGTGTAAAAAAATATGTTGAATTCTTGAAAAATAAAAATTGGGAACCAATGCTTTATCATAACAGTAATGGAGACTGGAAATCTAAACCATTAAAAAATAAGAGACGCATTGAAACAATTATTTTACCACATGACACAAAAAAACGTCTAATGGCTGATTTATCATTTTTTGTTAACAAAAAGGAGTGGTTCAATAATATTGGTATTCCCTATACAAGAGGATATCTTTTTTATGGACCACCTGGAGTCGGTAAAACAAGTTTAATCAAAGGAATAAGTAATTATTGCAAACGTAATATTCACTATTTGATTTTAAATGATGTCAAAAATGACGTAGAATTATACAATTTATTGGCAAAAATAGACTATTCGTCAACAATACTAGTAATCGAAGATATTGATTGCGCATCCGAGGTAACTAAAAAAAGAAAAAATAAAATAGAATCGAATAAACTTGATGATTCATTGAGCTCTGAAAATGATAGTGATAATGACAATGATAATCATGAAAAAATGAACTCGATGAACCAAGAAATCAGCAAACTAAAAGAAGAACTATCGAAAATGAATAATTTGTATAAACAAAATAATAATAATTATAGCGGATATAATGGATATAATGGATATGGTGGACAGAAACCGTTTGATGTATCTGGTGGAACATATCCGTATCAAAATTCTAACAATAATTATAAAGAAGGAATAACATTAAGTGGTCTTCTAAATGCCATCGATGGTGTTAACGAATGTGAAGGAAGAATTCTAATAATGACATCAAATAATCCGGAAGTTTTAGATGATGCATTAATTAGACCAGGTAGAATCGATAAAAAGTTTTTGTTAGACCTATGCACTCATGAACAAATCTCTGATATGTTTAAAATGTTTTTCAATAAAGAATGTAATAATGAAATTTTGCATCAGATTTCAGAAAAACAGTATAGTCCAGCATATTTGTCTACTTTATTTATGCAATATTTAGATAATCCTAGTGAAGCCTTAGAGAATATAGATTCAATGACAAACGATAGTGAATTATGGTCATTTGATAAAATTAAGCCATTAGTTAAAAATGAAAATAAAGAACAAAATGTATTAACCGATCTGGATATGTTTCAAACAAAGGGAAATACTACAGAATTTAGATCAGAAGCGAGTAATCAAATGTTTGGTATTAATACACAACAACCCCAAATGTTTTTCGAACAAATGAACAATTTTGAAGGTAGATTAAATGGTATGATGTCAAACATGTCAAATATGTCAAATATGGGTAATATGGGTATTGTGAGCAGTGTACCAAATATGTCAACTGTGTCAAATATGTCAAATATGTCAAATATGTCAAATATGTCAAATATGAATAATTTAAATACGGAGCCACAAACGTTTACAAAATATATCCCAGGATTGAATAGACGATTTGAGAAATCAGATTGGGTAGAATCTACAGTATTACCTGATTCTCCAGTATTGCCTGATTCTACAAATTAATTATAAATATTGAAGTTTTATTGAAAAAACCATAATTTGTTTATTTATTCTTAAATTCTTAAATTAAAAATTGAATGTTAAAAATATATGACAAGCATTTTATTATTTGTAACTTAATAAATAATAAAATTTAAAAAAATATGTCTTTTCAAGACCATGCTTTAAGAGTCTGTAAAAATAATGTAATTAAATACATAGAGAGATATACGGGTTTTCTTATATTTTTCATAGAAAATAATGAATCTATCCCTATTTTTTTTTCAAGTGATACTATCATATTTGGACTTCATGAAAAAATACAATCAGAAGTTGGAAAAATTCATGATATTACATTTCAAGACGGAAAGATTAGTGGACAAATTTCAATATTGAATTTTTATTCCAATTTAAAATCTGAATTACAAGATGTAAATGAAATTCGAGCTATTGATACTGAATATCTTAAGGATTTTAAATTAAATCCTGTTTACACTTCAGGAACAAATTTTATGAATTTTATCATTAAGATAGCTGATTTGTTCGAATTTCATAGATTAGAACTTAAGGACGGTTCTTATCTACCTTTATCAGTTTCTCCCACTTCTAAATGGGGTCATTATTATAAATTAAATTTAGCAATTGTTAGATATTTAGCTACCGAAAAAACATTTTATGAAAGTGTCGGTTTCAAACCGACTGATGCAAAAGAATACAGACTGGAAACGAAATATCTCGATGATATTAAAATGATAAAAATTAGTATGATAATCAATAAAATTAATGAAAGTAATAGAGAAAAATTTATTTCATTCTTTATAAAAGAACATAGGTTGCGTGTAAATGAAATTACACTTGATTACACAGAACTAACTGAACTCAATGAACTAATAGGTGACAAAACAGTTCAAGACGTTTTTATTTCGTTTCACAAACGCGAAAGTTTATTGAGTAACAAGCAAATCAGTATAATTTTCTATTTGTTATGTCATGTATATGAAAGGATTAATAATTTTAAGCAATTATGTTATTATCTTAATTTGTATGAAGAACCATTAGATTCTGACGATTCAAGTAGTTCATAATTGATTTTATTTTTATTATTTTTATTGTTTTTCGATTAAATCAATATCGTCATCGTTATTTTGTCTTTGTTTTTTCTTTTTCGATTTACAACAACATGTAAGGCCTATTATAATGTATATTACAGAAAATATTAATACCAAACTTAGTATTGCATTAGGAATAATCATATTCCATAACTCAATTGTAACTGTAATCATTCTATTTGTATCGTCTTTATTTTCACAATCATATCCAGAATCACCGTATGGAAGATATATACATGTGGTTTCAGATGGGAATGTACAGTTGTCACAATGATATGTTAAGTCTTGATATCTTAATATACATGAATGAGATTCGCATGTTGTAGTACACGTCACATTTTCACTTGATGTAGTAACACAATTGTTATATCTTGATGCGACAACATTGTAACCTGCTAGAATTGAACCTACAACAACTATAATACCAAACATAGCAAGAATACCAATACATATTTGTTTTTTCGTTGTACACATTTTTACTGTAATTATTGTATTTGTTATCCTGACTGGTATGAGTTAATTTAAATTTATTTTGATGGACTAGTATTATTGGAATTTTCAATTTTATTGTACCACATAATTAATTTATATGTCAGTATTCAGTAGGAATATTATAAATGATCTTAATAGTCCAAAACGGGTTATTAGGAACATATATACAAAAATATTTAGATGATGAAATAGATTTAGTTCAAATAGCAAAATCAAATTTAGATAATATAAACCTTGATCCATATAATTTAATAATCATATTAGGAGGTCATCAGTGTGTATCCCAAATCATATTATTTCCAGAATTAAATAAAGTAATTTCTTTCATGAAAAAATGTGTTCAAATGAAAAAACCAATCATTGGAATTTGCTTAGGATGTCATTTAATTGCCCATATGATGGAATGCAAAATAGAAAAAAGTTTTTATATGAGTAGAGGTTATAATACCACCATTTCGTTTGATGATAAAATATACAATAATCTTTTTAGATGTCATTCAGATTATATAGTTCCAAATGATAAAATTGAGGTTTTATCAACATTTGATGATAAACCCTATTTAATCAAGGCATCAGGAATGATTGGGATACAATGTCATCCAGATATACCACCAGAATGTATATCGCGTTTTATTAATATAAGTGTCTTAAAAAAAACAAAAGATGGAAATAAAATTAAAGATAATGATATAATAGATAAAGAAAATAGAGAGTTAATGCAAAAACTACTTAAATATGCGAGATCGCTCTATGATATTCAATAATTTTAATTTTTATTAATTTTCTTTTTCAATTCCGCAATTTTCTCTTGATGATCTTCAATGAATTCAGGAGGATTTGGAACTTTAAGTCCCGGCTTATCAATTAAGAGTGGAGGATTACATAATTCTTTTTCTAAATTAATTACCTCTGTTTTTAACTTACTGATTTCATTAGAATCGTTGTTCATTATGTTTGTATACTACACTTGTTGCATATTAGTAATTTAACAAATTAAATGAAAATTAATCAATTTTTCACAAAAAATTGATTAAATAAAATGTCTAAGATATTCTTTTATTTTTGCCGTATAACTATCTAACTTAATTATTTTCTATTCGTGTTAAAATTAATTATGAATTCTTTGCTTACTCGTTTTCCGTTGACCCCGAGGGTTTTCACCGCGACGGGAGTAGCTGGACGTAGATACATTTTCAATATCGGACACCGACAGTTGCATGGGAACTCTTCCCCAAATAGACTGAATGGATTGAATGGACTGAATACATCAAATTCAAAACCAATAACGGATGGCGAAATAATTGGTGGATTTCTTGTTGCGTACTTCATTGGTGTTCCAATCACTGTGGGATTAATTGTCGCACCTACTTTCTTTTTTATACTCCTTTGTGAAAACATCCTATAAAAAAGCAAACAGTAAAATAATTTTATTTATTCCCAATTTAAAAATTGATAAATTAAATTGATTGACTCGCCATTATTATTTATATGTAAATTAAACTCCATAACATTGTAACATGTTAGAATTACCGTCAATAATATCACCAATTGATGTAGGATTGGTTAAAAGTCTTGACGAAAAACAAGTAATAATTTTAAAAAATATTTTAATCAATAATGGGATCCATCCGTCAGTCATTGATTCAAAATTTGCACGATTTATATTCATAGTTAAAAATAAATTATATACTCATCAATCAATTACATCCAGTAATATTAATGAACCTATAATTTCATCAAGTCAACAATCAATTGATGAACAATTTACTTCTCGAGATAATAATCAACGACTAATATCATTAAATGGTTTCTCTGATACCGATGATAATTCTGATAATTATAATAATTCTGATAATTATAATAATTTTGGTGATTTCAACAATGAGCAAATTCAATCAATCCGTAAAATTTTTACCATTCTAAATATATTTCCCAATAAACTAGTAAAATTACACGAAAAAACAAAACAAGTCCTAGTCAAGGAGCAAACAGTTTATCGTAAAGTCAAAAAAGAAAAAACGCAAAAACAAATAGATGATGAGATAAAATCTAAAAAAAAATCTAAAAAATCTAAAAAACAAGTCCCAGAAATTGAAGAATATGATATAGTACCAGAAATTGTTAAAATATATAGGGATGTTAAAGTCCTCGAATCGGAACCGGATGACAATGGTATGAATGAATTTATGTTTGCAGCTAGAAATAATGACCTGAATAAAATGAAATTTTTACTTCCATTCATTGATATTAATAAAATGAACAACCGAGGAGAATCAGCTTTATTCATTGCATCCATCTATAACAAATTTGATGCAGTTATGTTCATAATCACACGAGAAAATGTTAATATCAATTTGTCTGATATTTATGGAAATACAATTCTGAATAATGCATGTGAGATAGGAAATATTGATATGGCAAAATTTTTACTTAGCTTTGATCATAATAATATAATCGACATTAATAAAAAAAATTATTTTGGTAAAACTCCTTTCGAATACGCTTGTCAAAAAGGACTCGATGATATAGCTTTTATGTTAATTGATAGACACGATCTCAATATTAATTCTTATGACACTGATATTTATAGTGGTGAAGTATTTAAATATAAATATCTGAGAATAATTATATGGCATAATAGAATTGATATTCTGAATTATATTATCAGTCAACGTCATGATTTAATTTTACCGAAAGAATATGAATTGATTTATTTCAGAGGAGGATTTGAAATATCCCATCCTGAAGAAAAGAAAAAGATTAGATCTCAATATAAATGGTATGAAAAAAATGAGTGTATGAATTTATTAATGAGAATAATTAAATCAAAAATATTATGATTTAATTAAGAATTTTATTTATTTATTTTTTTAACATCCCAAGTAGGTAATTGTCATTGAAGCACACATCGATGGATATTTGACACCCGGACGACGAGCAGAATCATTGTAAAGAACTATATCATTTATGGTATCTACATTAAAAATCTGTAATTGATCACCTTTTTTACCATGGACTATGACTGAATAATTATTAGTTGTATTTATTTGAACTGCAGCAACAGATTCAGAAATAATATTATAACCGTTTGAATTTAATAAACCAATAGCCAATCTAGAGAATTCAGCTGGAACAACATCACTGAAACAATCTACATAATAGTTTATTTGATAAGCACCCGATTTTGGTAGAGTAACTCCAAATGCATTACCTTCAATTCCGTGATTATCAAAAGAATTAAAAGGAATTGCGTAATATACTGTTACTCCATCGAGCACTGTTGGAATAGGAATTGTTATGTCGGAATCATCATTTTTGCCATTGTTACTTACGTATGCATAAAAATTTCTTCTTGTGTTCATGTTATATTTATTTTATAATATGTGTTAATATATTAATTCACTATATGGGTACATATTTAAATACAAATTTTATATTTTTAGATTTATTTAGAAAACATTATATGCTCTAACAAAAAACTCATCACAATTTAATAAACTAATTTGCATATAACCATGATTGCCAAAACTAGTTCCAAAATTTAATTTGGCGATAAAATATGAAGGATTTGCGGTCGTATCATATCCAACGAGTAGCATGTGGTATACTGTTAAATATTTATCACAATAATTATGTGATTTCGGATAATAAATTCCGGATTCATAAGAAAAAAAATCTTGATCAACTAATACTGTTACGGCTATTGGTGATATTTGTAATTGTTCTAATAAATATGATGTCGATGGATTATCTTTTTTAACAAAAGTATTTATTGTTGTAACCACATTCGATACATTAAATTTACATGTACTTTTTATTGACGTAAATGGATATGAAGCTTCTGATTCAAGACCGCCAATATTAATAACATAATTCAATCCTCTCGGTATACTATTGATATCGTTCCATATATATTTAATACAATCAATCATTTGTTGTTCACTCAATGATTTTAAGGAACCTTGTGTTATATAGTGATACCCTTCAATCATACCAGTTATGGCAAATGACCAACTATTATTAATTGCATTTATTCCTCCATTTTTAACAGGAGTTACTGCACCTTTCGTTCTCCAATCTAAAGACGGTAAAATATTACTCATGTTATTACTTATTATATGGACATCAAAATTAATCTTGCACTGGAGGTAAATGGCTAAATAATATGGTTTCGTACTTACAAAAAATTGATTTTTATAATTTATTGTAAGATTCAAAACTAAAACATATTAACTATCTTTATTCGTTTTCATAAATCGAAACGAATCAATCAGCTTATTGTCATAATAACCATGTGTAAACACTCAATTTGTGCTGAACTCCGTCAAAGGAAATGTGCCCAATCTATCGGCGCCGCCATCATGCTGAATTACTACAACAGCGGTTATGTGTGTTTCCTCGGTTGTGAAATCTCTGGAAATTATGCAAACCAGTACAATGTGATCGGTGGAAAAATGGAACCCGTTGATGGTGGTTGTTACCTCGTTTGTCTTGCTCGTGAAGTTAGAGAAGAGTGTAAGTTTCAAACTCTGAATCATAACGGTTCTGTGAACTGGACCGTACTGGATGCAATGTTCAAGGGATCAAATGGAAAATTCCATTATTTCATGCACGGACCGACACCCATTTTCATTGGTGTCGTTCGTGGTGTAAAACGCGAGAATCTTCGTGCAAAAATTGCTGAAGACATACACGGAAACATGCCCACTTCCTTCAATGAAATGTCTGACATAGAGTTTGTTACTCCTCAGTTCACGACAATTATCAATGGGAAACATTTTTATTTGAAAAATCCGATTAGTTCCTATGCAAATTCTGTTGTGAGAAAAGCGTTTGGACAAGTCCAGAGTCTACACGCACAAAACATTTTACCACAGGGACTTCAATGTTAATTTGTTTATTATTGTGTTTTTATTTATTAGTTTTCCTTATTGCCTATTTCAATGTTGCATTGTGCAGTTTGAATACATAATTTCGATATGGGAACATCATACAATATTTCTGGAACATTTTTCATATTTTCATATTCAATTGACACAGTTTTATTTAGTAAATTGATTGATTTAACAGTTCCTTTTTTTTTCTTCCACTTTATATTGTCCTTTAAAATAAACAATAACCTGAATAGATAGTTTTTTTATAAATCCATTTTGGTCAACCGTCATATCACTTATGTTTCCTTTCATTTTTGCATCAGACTGTTTTTTTGTATTGATGTATTCTTTTTCATAAGCTTTTACTGTAGTTAAGAATTTTTGTGATTGGTGTACATCCATTTTACTTACCTCCTCCTTTAATCCCTTAAATTTTGTATCTAAATCTTTGAAGACCGATTCATTAATTTTAGTTATATTGTATTTCATTACATTGACTAAATTTTGAGCATTTTTGCAATCAATCGTTACCTTGCATGTATCAGGAGATAATTGATTTTGGTACGTAATGCCATTATTAATAAAATCAACATCACTAATTTTTTTTACATTACTGACTTTTGCTTCGACATTTGTTGTTTTGGAAAATAACTTACCGAAGTAATCCGACATATATTATATTATTATATTATAATATTTTTTAATTCTGACATATTGAAATAAAGATTAAAATAGATTAAATAAAGATCTTGACCGCACATAAATTAAAATTATTTAAATAAAATTGAAAAAACAACTGAATCATAATATGGATAAAGTCTTTAATTATTCAAATTGATTAAGTTTGGAGATATCGAATTAGTATAATTTAAAATAAAAAAATGGGATTTTGTAAATTGGCTTATCCAACTATTTTGACACTAATTGGATATCTTTTAGTATATTTTAGTTGTATTATTAGCATAGTTTTTGCATATTATAAACTTAGTGTGAATGATGTTACAACTGCTTCATTGTATGTTATTGCGATTCCATTTTATGTTTACATTGTCGGGTATATTTTGCAACCTATTATGACCTGTTATGAAGATCATAAAAGTAATTCTATTGGTATTGAAGATTTGTTATGTTCAACTTATTTCTTCAAAATGGTTTTTACTATTTTGAAGAAAGCATTTTATTCAGGTTTATTTTTTGTCACATTATATCTGTTAGCAGATTATAATGAAAATAATATCGAACAGAATTATAAAGTTTCAAGATATATATATGCTCTATCAATCTATGTATTATTGACGTGGTGTCGTGATTGGTTTGGTTCATTCGTCGAATGGTTATATTATAATGGTAGTTTGTTTTACGGTAATAATATCGATGCTGATAATGACAAAAAAGATGTTAAAAAAGCTAAACTATTCCGTGTATATCTTTTTGAAAGATCATCGAATGGACTAACAATGTCAAGAAATAAAACAGAAATAAATTATACTACTCTTTTGGACCCTATTCGTCCTTGTTTTGGTATTGCACTTTTCTTGATATCAGAATCATTGATTAAAAATAGTTCAGCAATGTTGGTCCAAGACGTTACTTATGCCGCTTATATTGTTCAAGTTGGTGTACTTGCCAGTCTTTGCATAAACACACTATTAATGATGATTATGATGTGTGTTTTCAATGACCTCTTTAGCAATATGAAACTATATATGTTCGGGTTATATTTACGAATGATTTGTAATAATTTGAGTTATGTCCTTTGCTCTTATTTCTACAAAGGAATGTCAGAACATCTTCATGATAAATCACTTGATCCAATTTTCGTGTACTACATAATTGGAATTATTGCCTATCATACCGTTCTTTGTTGTGTTTTTAAAGTTAGTACCCTCTATGGTATATACAAAGCATCAAAAATGACAAGAGGTATCATTGCATGATTTATTTATGGGAAAAATTATGCTGTTTCAAACATGCATTCATTATAATTGTAGAGTAAATCGAACAGTTTTTTATCATCAGTTGTTTTAATCATAGATATAAAATTATCAATAGATGATCTGAAATAACTTTCGAAGTGGGTACTGAAATCGTAATCGCGATCTTGATCTAATAGTTTCGTATTATCAATACAAAATTTCTGAAATGTTTTAAATTCCTCTGTATCGTACGGAATATCGTCATCTGACGACAAATATGGATTCATATGGCGTTCTACCTCTCGTCGAATACCTTTAATTATGAGGTATTTTAATTCTTTTGAACTTTGGTTTGTGTATGTTATCATTTTATTGTTTTGATATACTTAATTGATTGTATATTAAATATATCAGGAACCAATATTTTATTTATTCAATTTTTAAATTACAATATAATAAATTTATATATTTGCATATATATATATAATGTCATCAAATGATACAGATAATTATGGAGAATATAAGAACAAATACAGTTACTTAAAAACCTCTGTAGAAAATAAAATCGGAGGAGGTGTAATTGACGTAACTGACATTCAACCAAATGATGTCGTTGTCGTCAAACATGATGGAAAACTTTTAAAAATAGGAAATATAAGTGGTAATGGATCATATTCATACGAAAAATATGATGGTAGTTATGGATGGGCAAGTGATGTCAATAATTCTAATAAGAAAATTGTCGATGTAATAAGAGAAATAAAAAATAATTCGATGAATTTTCCCGAAAATGTACAAGATGCTAAATACTCGAATGAACCGTTATTGGTATACGAATCGAAAATTGCAACAATAATTATAGGTTGTGTCAATATTGATGGAGGTTTGATTGTTTTTGCGATACAAGTTGGCATTAATTATAGATTTATAATATATTTTTATCCACAAATGACTGGAGGTCATGGTGGGTCAAACTTATATATTCCAAAAATTCAAAGTCAAACCAATGGTGATAAGGTGTTAGAATATAACGGTGTTATTTACGGATTTGTTAGTAATAGTCTTCATAATAAATATTATGCAATAGATAAAAATACTATTGGTAAATTACTTGACAATTTTTATAACAATTTTTATACCGGAAAAATTACACAATTCGATCATTATTTATACAAGAACTTGAAGACTGCAAAAGATAAAATTTCAAAAATGGATATTCCTAAGCCATCTGAAGTTCAATTAAATTCATTGAAATATGATATTAAACAATTATATGAATCTAAACAATCGCTATTGGTTGCGTTGGACAATTCAATTAAATACTACAGTTACAATAAAGATTTTTATGAGACTAAACCATTGATATCTCAGGAAATGATTAATGATTTAAAAAAAGCTGTAATGTCACAAGATGGTAAATATGTTTCCAATGGAAAAACTTATTATTTCGGCTTTCCCGATAATGTATCTCCAACTGTAACAGAAGTTATCAACACGAACGGAAATGTTCAACCAGTTCAACAAATTCAACCAGTTCAACAAATTCAACCAGTTCAACAAATTCAACCAGTTCAACCAGAAGAAACAATACAAGATGAAGGATCGATGGAAGATCTAACAATGCCAAATGGAGGATTAGCGCCAGTCCATTTAGCTCTTTCGCGAACACAAAAACAGAGACTAAAGCAAAAACAACAAAAACAACAACAAAAAGAACAACAAAAACAACAACCGGAACCAATTCAACCAATTCAACCAATACAACCAATTCAAACACAAAATTCTATTGAAATTCTGAGAGAAAAATTCAGAAATAAAGATTTAAATCGCGGTATTGTTGTATTAATGGCAAGTATTATTGGTGATGCATTCGGATCAAGATATGAATTTTCAAAGAAAAATACTAAATGGGATACTGTAACCAAAGATTATGGTAATGATTATTATTTACAAGGACTTAAGGGTGGAAGTAATTTCGATTGGCCGTCTGGATCACCTACAGATGATACACAAATGATGCAAGCTAATATCAGGGCAACAATTGATTATTTTGCAGACAAAAAGAGTAAAAAATATGTGGATTATCCACCAGTTATATTCGGCAAATTTGTTAAATCCGAATATGATAAATGGTTGGCTGCCGGTCCACCTGATGTTGGTGTAACTATCGGAAATGCATTAAGAGGTAATTTTACACCACAAGTATTAAATTCATTATCGAATGGAACAATGATGCGTGCTGCTGGTTACGTTGTTGCATGTGATACATCTGGATTCGGGGGACTGCTAGAAAATTTCGCAGTTCAAGATTGTATAATTACTAATAAATCACAAGAATCACAAACCATTCAAAAAATACATGTTATGGTGTTAGCTTTATTGATTCAAACAGATAATGTCAATGACTCGAACGAATTAAATGGTTTGTTTAATTATATCATTTCGCAAGGAAAAATATACGCAACATATACAAAACCATTTTTTGAGGCATATGAAAAATTAACAAATAAAAACAATCCATACGGTGATGAACTCAAATGGAAAGTTAACGATCCCGTTTATGGAACAACAGATTTTAGTAGTGAAGTTACAGATGGAAATTCATGGGGAACATTCTATCACGCATTGGGATTTATCTTAAAGATTTTGAGATTACCAAAATGGAGAGAAAATTTTGCAAACTCTTTGAATATAATCGTCAATTACGGTGGAGATACTGATACCAATTGTTGTATTGCTGCACCATTCTTAGCTTTATTATGTCCATACGAAACAATACCAACTGCATGGATCGATTCAATACTTGATTTCAAGGTAACAGGAAATGATACCGCTGAACAACAACATTTTTATAAAAACTATCAATTGTATCATCCCGAAGTCTGGTCAAAAACATTCTTGAAACTTAATGAAGACTTACCATGGAGACCTATTAAAAATTAAATAAATTAAATAAATAAAACTAAATTGGTACACCAGTAAATTTAATCAATACACATCGTGCTTCACAGTACAATGTGTGTCCCATATCGCCTGCAGTTTGAGCTTCAAGACGCCATTTGTTATTATCACCAATGTTAATAACACATGTAATGCCAGTTGTTGCTGTATAGTGGTGAGCAAAACCATTTAAGAAGCAAATACCTTCACTCGAATCAATCATTTCAACAACTCCACGTGGACCCATAGCTTTATATTGTCCGGTATATGACAAATATGTCATACAACTGCTATCAGAAACTGTTGCTTCTTTGTTATAGTTCGTTGCTCTAGGATCGGTACATCCACTAATTGTCAAATAATCGCGCAGTGCCTTATCGACATTAGCAAATTTAGCTGAAACATTCATTCCTCTCATCCATTGTTCAGTAAATAATTCCGAGATTGGAATCATAGTTTGTTGGATGACTGCAGGACTTTTCGGAATTGATGCAGCCCAACCATTCAAATCTGATTTTCCCGATAACCAAAATTCTCCTCCGACTGATCTGATATTTAGTTGATTAGTTGTGTGATTATATTCGGTCGTAATCTTGCTGGCGTATGAGTCATCACCCGTTGCTTCTAGCCAAAATGATGCTTCTGCTTGAGTTTTGACTGATTGCTGGTTTACTGTCTTGACGTAATATGATTTTGTGCTTGAAAATTTATCCAATGTTCCTCCTAGTTCCATTGAATAAGGAATAACTGATCCATAAAAATGGAACAAGCCATAATATTGTGCTGCAGTATTATTATCATAAACAGGTGGTAACATTTGCGCATCTTTAATGAAATCATCTCTCAGTCTAATACCTGGAATAATATTGAGCATATATTCAATACATTTCACAACAACATGTGATGTATATTCTTGATTAATGAATAGATCTTGTTTATACGTTGATGTTTCTGAACTATATGATCCTGAAAATTGCTGGAATGATCCTTTAACAGATACTTTGGATGATGTCCATTCTTCATACTCTTCCATTGTTTCAAGAAGGAAGGATTTTCCGGCAAAGTCACAAATGAATCTTTCGAAGTAATTAATATTTTTTGGGATTTGATAACAATTACCTCTTGGGCACACTGTATCACCTTCATATTCGAGTACAAATAAATTCTGTACTGGAATGTTTGTCAAAATATCATATGAATTTCTCAAATTATTTACACCCGGTAAATTAGGATCAGCATCAATTGGTTCAATTGGTTCAATAGAATTAATAGCAAACGTTTCAGTTTTTTGAGCGCATGTATATGTGCTCAAATTAAAACAAAAAAATACTATCAATACAACATATTTATATTGATTTTTATATTGATTTTTATTAAGCATCACTGGTGAAATATAGTTACTGATTTACTGTAATATAATCAATACCAAAATTCTATATATGGGTCCAAGTATTTTGATTTTCATTTTTTTTTACATTTTTTAACTATTTTAATAGGAATAAATTAAATTTCAAATTTCATATGTTTCTGTGGATCACTAATATATTCTTGTAATTCTTGTAAATCCGATTTTGATTCAAGAATTAATTTTTCTATCTTGGGTTTTAATCCTTCCGGTAAATCATCTTCCTCACAAACTGTTTGCAGACCACCTAATAAAAAATCCAATGATAACATAAATTTGTCTAAAACCAAGCTATGTCTCAGCTGAGGATCTTTAATATTTCTGTATCTTTGTGTTGTCAAATTCGCACCATTTACAAAAATTTCAATCGGTCTATATCTGTCTTTACTCTCTTTTTTCTTTTTAATTTCATCCTCATTTGGATTATTTTGATTATTTTGATTATTTAGATTGTTATTGTTCATTGTGGGTTATATTATTGTTATTGTTGTTATATTATATTATCATAAAAAGGTAATCGATTTTTTAATCAATTTTTTATTAATTGAAATTTATTAATAAAATTGAAATTCTAATTTGTCTATATGGCTTATGAATTATTTTATTTATCATAATTCTTATTAAAAGTTTTAATTTGTTCAAGTAAATATATTTGTATAAATAAAATGAAATTCAACGTTCAACCAGAAAAGGTTCCTATTGCTCAACACAAGATTTTTCGTGAACTTAATCCCAAAAAAGCTTGGGGGCAGTTTGGTGGAGTCGAGGCTTGTTCTAAGATTGTGGATGAGGACAATTGGCCATGTGTTAGTTTGTTCGACAAGGCCAATCTATTCGCTGAGGCAGTTCATATAGCCTTCTACAAGCATTACCCACTTGTTATTTCTCCAGATGTCGTTTGGATTACGATTGCACAAGGAGTTGCTCAACATGTGGCACAAAACCAGGAAAAGCTAAGAAATAAATTTGTTAATTTCGAAGGCACGCAAACGCTTGTTGTGGCACGCCCTGAGTTTGTCAAAGGTAGTAATGACAATGATTGGGAAGGTGTGTTTCCAGATTTTGCATCACAAATTGAAGAATTTTTGAAGGATGAAACCAAGGGATTGTTCCAATCAGAGTTTTCCACAACAACGCCAACAGACAAAATGGTTTCACAAATTGTATTGATGGATATCGTCAAAAAATATTTCAAGTACGATATGATGTGTGGCTGTGGAATTCCATGGATTGAACTGACCGGAACCGTTCAAGATTGGGAACTGATTAAACAAAAAGTTCAACGTCTCAAGGATCTGGAGATGGATCTTGATTTTTGGGTAGATCAACTGCTTCCAGTTTTGGACCATTTCATCGAAGCCTCAAAAGGTAATCATGATGTTGATTTTTGGAAATCTGTATGTAACTTTCATGGACTCTCTGGTAGCATGGAGGAACCCATTACTGGATGGATTCAGGTATTCTTTCCATATGATAGAAATGGTCGCAAAAATTGGATGGAACATTGGAAGTTGGCATATGATGCCATGAAAGAGTTTGGGTTTGAAAAACTAACTGGTGAAAGAGGAAGGTGGGGTGATGAAATGGAAAACGGTGAGGGTCTGAAACTAGATGAAATTCCATCAGGATTGTCAAAGGCACCGGTTAACTATGTTGATGTACCTTCTCGCAAAACTTATCCGATGGAGTTTTACGGTGGGCTAGTTTCTTTGCACCAAGATCCGGATAGTAAGGCGTTGAAAGTCAAAACTGGTTGGGCTGTTGTTGAAAAAGTAGAAAAGACATCACACGATAAGACAAAATCAAAAAAGAAAGCAGTATATTCTGATGATGAAGAAATCAGTCTTTTTGACTAATTTACTGAATTTTTTTTATTACAATCAAAAAATATAAAAAATAAAAATAAAAATTAACATTTGACATCATTAATATATTTGAAGGTAAGTCCTTTGTGTTCGTATTTTGTATTGCCTTCATATTTGAAATCAAATGTATCACCCTCAGCATCATCAACTGTAATATTTGAACTGTCATGTCCTTTGATGTGAAGTCTGCTGAAATAATTTAGTTTACATCTAATTTGTTTTAGTAAAACTTTTGATTCGTTTGATGATTCAACAATAAGTAGTTCAGTGTTAACATTATTGACTGACACCTCAGATTTTCCACTTGATTTAATTTCGAATTTTGATACACTAATGTTATCACACAATGTAGTTAGCTTTGATTTATCATTCATGTAAATAATTGCATAACCTGGACTGAAGATGTCATCGATAATTGTTACTTCGGCATTTCCAAAAATTTGCAAACATAACAACCTTAACTTGAAATCAATTTTATGCACCGTTTTGTATTCACCGAAGCTTGTAATTAAACCGTTTGAAACAGTTATATTATCAACTTCCAATCCTGTTCCAGAAACATATTTCATAATATGAACATCCCCGGTTATTCTTTCTGTAAATTTTGATGTCAATTTGACTGCTTGTTGCTTGATTTCATCAGTATTTTTGTTGTTTTTATTAGGTTCAAATTTGATATCATTATAACTGTCAATATCTTTATCAGAAATGATTCTAAACGGAACTGTGCAACTTACAGAATTTAATGAGATTTGGTATTTAGTGGAAACATCTGAATCAGATCCATAAATTTTAATATAGCTCGTTGTGTTCATTTTATTTGGTTTATTTTATCTGGATTTACTTGGTTGGCTTTATTATTTAGATAATAATTGTATAATCATAATGTTTGAATATAAAAGTGTTCAGGTAATATATTTATTCAATTTTACATTAACACAAAAATATTTGATGAATTTAATGAATGAAAAAATTGAATTTATTTCAATATATCGGTTAGTTAAATATTTTCATTTATTAAATTTAATAAATAACAATACAGTTTTACAAAAAATGGAACCAAAATCACAAAAAATTTGTAATATAATCTATTTTTGTTTCACAATTGGATTTGCTATAGCTACTCTTACATCAATGATAGTAAATGGATACTATGAACCATATGAATATATCGAAGAAAATTTATATTTGACAACTTGCTATCAAGTAAGTAATAATACACTTATCGCGACATTACCATATTCTATTTATTCAGAAAGTATAAAATATATGAATGGGGCGAATATAACATATGATTATCAATTGATTATGCCAAATGATCCCAATTATGGTTCTTTACAAAGCTGTTATATCAATGTTTGTTATAGTTTATGTTCATATACCGATGTCAAAAGCAATCAATTTATTAGATGTAATAAATTGAGTTCTAAAGAGTTTCCGGTTTATCTTCAAAAAGATCTTGGTGGGAGTATTGGACATTTAACTGGGAATTTATCTTTGATATTTTTCGTGTGTACATTTGTGTCAGCACTTATTCCTATTTTTGTATTTGGTTTACAAAAATTATGTTGTAAATCCAAATATAGAGAACTCGTGTAAGTTTATTTATTAATTTTAAAAAAATTGATCATTAAAACATCAAATATGTTCATTCTCATATAAAATAAAATAATATTATTTAATTTTATTAATTATTTGTAATGGATAATAAAAAACAACTAAAATTATATACACCCGAATATTTTGGCTGGTGTGCTGTCGGTGGTGCATTGGCATGTGGTCTAACTCATACAATCGTTACACCATTAGATATTGTAAAAACAAATTTGCAAGCTAATCCTGAGACATTCAAAAGTACCGGACAAGGTTTTAAGTTGTTGAGACAAGGTGGAGGAATTAGAGCATTAACCGTCGGATGGTCGCCAACACTTATAGGATATAGCATTCAAGGATTTGGAAAATTTGGTCTATACGAATTCTTTAAACATAAATATTCTGATCTTGTTACCTCCCATACAGGTGGAGACGGTGCTGCTAAATATCGAGATTTTATTTGGTTAGGTGCGAGCGCAAGTGCTGAAATTATTGCTGATTTAGGACTGTGTAGTTTTGAAGCAGTTAAAGTTAGAATGCAAACGTCATTAAATCCTACAACGATGCGGTCTACCTTTAGCTCGGGAACATATGAAGGATTAAATAAAATTATTAAAAATGAAGGAGTTAATGGATTGACTAAAGGATTGGTACCACTGTGGTCTAGGCAGGTACCTTATACAATGGTGAAATTTTTAGCATTCGAACGTATTGTCGAATTAACATATAAAATGTTACCTGGAGAAAAGAAAGATTACAATAAATTACAACAAATAGGTATTACCACATTTTCAGGATATAGTGCTGGAATCCTTTGTGCAATCGTTTCGCAACCTGCCGATAATGTAATATCTATGTTAAATAAAGATAAAAATGCAACTATTGGTGGCATACTTCGCGATCCTAAAATTAATATGTCGAGTTTATTTCTTAAGGGATTGGGACCACGTATTGTAATGGTTGGTACACTGACTAGCTTGCAATGGTGTATTTATGATGTATTTAAAACAATTGTGGGATTCCCAACAAGTGGTGGCAAATAAACAAAACATTTTTTTATTAAAATTGGAATTTAAATTAATATTTAGGCATGTGATTCAGTTAATTTATTCAATTTAGTTGTCATCTTTAATTGGTGTGTATTATTCTCAAATTTTACAATATCTGCAATGTTTCCATTGACTTTAATATGTAAAATGGCGTTATATTTACGATCTCCATTATTGTATAACACACCACCCATGACAATTCCTTCGTCTTCATCATCTCCATAAATTACTGTTCTATCATTATCAAGAATAATTATGGACAAATTGATCGCCGCGTCTGATATTTTAGGGTAGGTAGCATCATTTAACATGAAAGATTCTGGATATAAACTATACATCTTGTAATCTTTGAATAAGCTTGCATTATTTCCATATGTTCCTTTAATTTTAATTGTTTTCTTTTCAGAACCCATCCAATGTGAATAATATTCCATTTTGAATTCATTTTCATCACTCATGTCAATTTGTACTTTAGTCGTACCGCATCCACTTGTTAATAAATAATTAAGTTTCATCGTTTTATTTTAAATAATTTTTATTTGTATTATTTTAATCATATTATTTAAATCATTTTTGTTTCAATTTTTATGAAAAAAAATTGATTAAATAAATGTAAACGAAAAAATTATTATTATGAAAATGATCATCAATTCATGCAAATTCAAACACTAATTATCAATCCTATTCCCATCGATGAATTAACTCACGATGATATTCACAAATATAAAATTACAGAAGATCGTTGTGCTATTATTCAATTAAAGGATAAAATAATTAATGTTCCAGCTGAGGGAGGAACATTTGATGTCTCTACATTTGATGTTAATGAAGGTGACCGTATCAATGCAAAGTTATATATTTACGATAGAAATCCAGGTAGTAACAATTATTTTACTGTTATAGGATCACCTCTTTTATTGAAACACAATGGTGAGTCACACGTGAAATTCGTTCAATGGGGACCAGCTATATCATTTTCATTAACTAATTGTTAACATGATAAAACTACCGAAGGTGATAAAACTACCGAAGGTGATAAAACTACCATATTAACAAAAATAAATATCATACCCCTTCAATTAATATTTATCTTATTATAAATTTATATAATGACACAAGAACAAAACATATGGTATGCTAAATTTACGCCACAAACATATTCCATATATTATTTTAATCCAACTCCACCTCCAACTCTATCAGATGGTGGATTTTCTCCAGTTACGACCCCTATACCAACAATAGGTACTCTATATACATATCTGAGTTATTTTATTCCAACAGGATTAACTCCAACACCTTACTTTGGAACAGCAAATAATAATAATCCATTGACAAATACCACAGACCCTTTTTCTATTTTTCCACTTAATATTACACCACCAATAAATGACTTGAATATAAATAATTTTACACAAACATTAACTATAAATATAAAATCATTAGATCCAAGTACAGGTCTTTCCTATTTGAATTGTTTACAGATAGGTCTCGATTATTATGTATTTTTTGATCTGAATAAACATGCACCTAATTTTTCTGAATGTGCTTTTAAAGACTATGCAAAACAATATTGCTTGCAACCATTTAATGTAAAAGGATGTGAATCTACTCAAATTAAAATACATGACTTTTTATAATTAACTGTTTAAATTTGCTTACAAAAAATTGATTCATGTTATTGCTTGTATGTTCCTTAACTTTGAATCTTTCTAACACTATCCATTTTGTTCTTTGGAACAACAGTATAACTTATTTAAACATGAAGTATACTAACTCAACGTGTCTTGCCTGCTTGGCCCTGGACAGATTTCAGGAAGCCAATATTTGGATTCATGAAGGCTACGGCAACTACGATTCTAACAAGCTAACTATCGACAAGTTCAGGAAGGATTTTGTTGTCAAACACGATGAACCTATTTCGGAGAAACTGGAAAATTACAAGTTTATTCGAGGAATGTTTAATTCTTCACGACTCAAAAACCCACTTGGTTCCTATGAAAAACCATGCAATGTCCTTTGGTTCTCTCGTTCATCCTGGTTGTTTGATTCCTTTTGCCAAATGACACATGATGAACACTGTTGGAACATCCGAGAAAAAAAACCTGTCGTTGTGATCCAACACCCCAAGAACATTTTGGAAATCAAAACTGGCAAAGAGTTTGAAGATTTTGTTGAAAAATATTGTCCACCTCCGAAGAAGGAAGATGAACAATACGTAAAATTCATGGAAAATCTAACAAAAAAAGAGTATGTTCAAAAAGATATTTACAGTTCTGTGGAATGGGACAAGATCAGAGCAGATGGATTCTGGGGCGTTTCATTCGACTTCCGGAAAGTTTATGAACTCGATTTTTCAGAAGAAAAACAACACAGATACTACAAATGGCACATGGGATTTGATGTTGAGAGTTTGTGTGTTTGGGACATGAGAGCGTTCGGTGAGGAGATGGGCGTTTATGCTGTCAATTTATGTATTGTTTGATTGTTTGATGTGTTTTATTTGTTTTATTTATTTCATTTTGTACAATAAATAAATAAAATATTACTCATCATGATTTGCGGAAGTATTTTTAGTATCAACATCTGACTTCATTGTTTCAGTAATCTGTTTCATATTTTTAATATCGTCTTCGTTTATGTCAGTATCCGACTTCATTGTTTCTGCAACTGTTTCAGCAATCTTCATGACTGATTTAGGATCATTTGTAGGGTTCTTATTGAGTTGGTTCGTAATAAGATCTAACATTGAACTGATCATTTTTGCTGATTTTTCATCAACATCTTGGTTTGATAACATTTGTTTTATTGAATCGCTTGCATTTTCAAGATTATTTTGCGATATATTCATTTTTCCAGTAGTATCCATTTGTATATTGTAATGATTTTCTATTATAGTTGATTAAAGTTGTTAATTATATTTTTTTCAATTTTTAATATTTTCTTTTTAACATTCAAAAAACAACACTTAAACATTATAATTTAATAACATTTATAAATTATTAAATTATTAAATTAAACTTCGGTATGATCATTTTAAAAGAAGAAATTGAATTAGATGACGGTCACAGATGTATTCATTGCGACTATGGTACGATGACATATAAATTAATAAAATACTTTGAAAGTTATGAATTAACTGAGCATTTTTTATGTTTATCGTATGATGAAGAAGATTCAATATGGAGAGGTGAAAAGATAGAAGATCTAATACAATCTATCAAAAATGATAATAATGATGACAATAGAGAATACCATTTTAATGAAATACAGAGAGAAAATTTTATATCTAAACTTGAGTTGTTGATTCCAACAAAATAAAATTAATTTTCCTTTTTACTGTGTTTACGATAAATCATATCATTTTGTTCTAATTTTAATCTTATCGGTTCATCGAAATAAACATTTTTTCTATGATCCATAACCATTTCTATTTCTTTATCCCAATTTTTGTAATTACGATCCAGATAATTAATTCTGTTTTCATTACCCGCTATAACCCAAAGATTAAGATGACCGAATTTGATCTTTTCGAACGGATCATTCCAGTCAGAATGTGTCAAATAATAGTTCGGATAATCATTACGTGCAACATCTTGTGCTAAAATATATCTGTTAGATTCGTTGTCGTATTTTATAGATATCAAGTCTAAGAACGGCCATTTGGAATTCCACTGTTTCGTTCCATCAGTCCAGATGCATTCCTCCAGATCCGGACTATCTTTATGACTAATTTGTAACCCCCAACCTGGAACTTCTATAACCACAAGATTATGTTTAGCGAACATGTCCTTTAGAGATCTAATTTTATTTAAATCGGATTCTAACACATCAAAATCTGCATCATTATCGTGGGGAATAAAACCTTTGTGACGAACTGCCCCAAGTAATGTTCCTCCTTCGATAGTATGTCTTATTTCGTATTCATCAAATATATTGCTTGTTATTTCCATTATGTCATACAAGAGATCTATTTCATTGTCATTAAGTCTTTCTTTGTTTAGTCTCTCTCTTATCTTATTTTCCATCTAAAAATCTAGATATAATAATTAAATTACTTAAATAAATTAAATATATGGGTAAGACTTTATATTGATTATAGGTAAATATTTTTAATTATATTTTTGAGATTTGAGATTTAATTTTTCTTGGTAACCTGGTGGATCTTTTTTGTATGATAAAATTAAATATTCAATTTGATCTTCATCGTATTTATCATCAGACGCAACCCATTTCGGAACAATTATATTTGGTTGTTTTAGTAATTCTTCAATAATCGATACATGATTATGATAGTAAGCAAATATAAAAGGTGATCCACCTAAATTATCTGAATCATTTAAACTATTAAAATCTTTTGACTTCATTATCATTTTGACTATTTCTTTATTGCCATCATGACAACTTATTAAAAAAGGTGTTTGTCCTTCATCATCTTTTTCGTTCAATGAATTAAAACCCTTTGTATTCATTAATATTTTTACAATCTCTACATTTCTATACAAACATGCTATTAAAAAGGGTGTTTCACCATCTAAATTTTTCTCATTCAACCGTTCTACTAAAGTTGATATTTCTTGATATATTTCATAAAATTTCAACTTTATTTTCAGGAAGTAGAACGGTTCATAGACTCCCATTGAGTGATTTTTATTTACTTATGTATTAATACTCAGCTTCTTAATACAGTGTATCACTATAGTATGTATATATTCTAATATTTAAGTCATTTTCATTGTATGAAATATATTAAAAAAATATAAAAGTATCAAGAAATATCAAGTTTTATGCAACTAGTTGCAACCCTTTAAAATTAGGATCATCAATTAACATCTTAACTGTATTAATGTCATTAACTTCACACGCTTTATGAAAATCCATTTTAATCAGTTTTGTTATTTTATATTAATTTATCGTTCATACATATTCTTCGTCAATTTTTTAATTAATAGAATTTTAAAATAAAATAAATAAATTACTTGACAAAATTTGATTGCCAAACTTTGTCGACGTTAGTATCATGAGTAGGAACTTCATGAAGAACAATGTTTATCCTACTTCCTGGACCAACACCCAACTGCTTTGCTACTTCAGCCGACAGATTAACTTTGCCCGATGGAATGGATGAATCGTATTGGTGACCCAATCTAAATCCATTAACCGTAATGCTTTCTCTGCCATAGTCAATGTAACTAAAATCCCATGGACAATCGCGCATTGGAAACTGTACAGCATGATTTTTTTCGTCGCATTTGTTGACAATCATTGACACTGTCGATTTTCCCGAAACATTCATTTTGTCCAATTTGTCTGTAACCGTTGAAACTGTCGTGATAGAATCAGTTGAGACATTCATTCTGCTCAAATCATTCATTATTGCTGGCAAATCACCTGATGTTACTGGTCTGCTCCCCGATCTGTTGGAATTGCTTGAACTAATATTCATTGATCCAGCCGATCTAAACAAAGAAGTAATAATAGAAGACACCATGATTTAGTTTGATCTAGTTTTAAAAGAAAATAATTATACATATATTCTCTAAATTATAATAATAATCAGACAAATGATATTTCAATTTTAATTTATCTCTTCTTCTTTCCCAAACCAATTTGCATATTTTTTATAGCCGTATTGCTTCATAAAATCTTCCATATTTTGTGTTCCCATCGACTGATTACATGGTCCACATACCGGTCTCAAATTTTGTATGGTGACCTTACCGCCCATTTTTTCACTTTGAACATGACCACATTGAAAGTTTGTAAATGATATTTGTTCACTACTACAACATATACATTTTCCTATCTTTTTATCCGGACCGATATATTTATTCCAAACTGTATTTCTAATAGTTTGTGGTATTTTATCTTTGAAGTTTTTTTTCTTTTTATTTTGGTTATTATTTTGTTTTTGTTGTACTGTATGTGCCGTATGTACTGTCTGTGCTGTCTGTGCTGACTGTGCTGTCTGTATCTGTAGATTATTTTGTTTTAATTGATTTCGATTTTGATTCTGATTCTGATTCTGATTTTGTTGATTTTTTTTATTATTTTGTTTTGATTTATTATGGTTCTGTATTTGTTTTACTGGTTGAATTGGTTGAATTGGTTGAATTGGTTGAATTGGTTGAATTGGTTGAACTGGTTCATGTTTGACGTTGATATCAGTTTTATTATCGGTTTTTGTAGTCAATTTAGAAACATCAGATAATATCTCAACAATTACTTGATTATTTTTATTAGTTAAATCCAAACTAGAAACATCAATACCCATTTTTTTTAATTCATTGTTTTGTTTAGCTCGCAAAATCATAAGATTGTATTCTTCTTCTTTACTAATCTTTTGTCTTAATTGCATTATTTCATTTTCTCGAATTGTCCTATATTGGGGATGATACGAATCTTGTTTGAATATGAATCCCAAATTGAATTTAAATGGATGTGAATTTATCTCTTCTTTGAGTTCGTCTATTCTTTCTTTCCATACATTTATTTGATTATCAATTGTCTTATCAACAGATGTCATTTAAATTTTTATTTCATACAATCAACTCAAATGTGTAATATATTTTACTTTTAATATGAATAAATCAATTTTTTATTTATTTTGAATTATCAGAATAAATATTAATTAGACAATTAGTTTAATATATCAGATATACAACTAATAACGATTCTATCATTATCAAAATCAACAAATGGTTTACCACAATCTTGACTAACTAATATGAATATGGAATTTAGTTTTGCACTAACAGCGCTATCTGAACGAATTGAATCACCTATAACATATTTTATATTATTAGATCCCAAATTTGTATAATCGATGAATACCGGTTTACCAATGTTAATACTTTCGTAACCGGTTGATTTAAACATGGTCATATAAGATCCAATATCTGGTATTATAGTGGATCCAATTTTATCCGTATCAGCAAAATTATCCAAGTCACAACTCATTCCTTGATCTGTATATGCCAAGATGGCACCATTATGTAAATTTTCACAAACATTAATTAGTTGGTTTACATCTAGGATTGGTGAACCAGTATATACAACTAAATCGAATTTTTGATCCTCATTTTTATTATTAAAAACGTTTTGTATATTAATGTCTGGTAATAACGATGCCAATTCATCTGTAACTTCTTTAGGTGATACAATCAATACATTCTTGAACTTCTTTAAATTTATGTAATTATAAACCATTATAATTGGATTTATTATTTGCGATTTTTGTACTAAAACATCCTTATCAATGAACCAATTATATATTTGATCGATCGATTGAGACCCGTTACTGGTACAAATATAATAATCCAATTTATTTAAAAATGTTATATTTTCAAAAGCCGGTGAAGTTAATTTAGATCCATTTCGTAGTGTCATATCTAAATCAAATATTATTTTATTCGATAATAACTGAGATTTAATATTAATGAATTTACATAATAACAAAACATCTTTCATCATCGTTTCTGTACCCATTGTAACTCTTATCGCATTTGGGACATCATCATGTTTATTTCTAATAAAAATATAATGTTCTTTAAATATTTCAACAACTTTAGCTGGATTTTTTGCAAATAGAAGAAAGAAATTACCGCCACTCATATTGTAACCGTATATTTCATCGTTTGATGATATGATACTATTCAATTCACTCGCAACTTGCTTCTTTAATTCTTGTACTTCATTGATACATTTTTTATAATAATCTAAATTACGTAAAGCACTATTACCTGCATAGATTGCTACCGTTGTGACGTTTTTATCATTACTTAAAACGCGCAATAAATTAATCGTATCATTATTAGACAATAAATAACCGAGTCTCAAACTAGCTAAACCGAATGCTTTTGAAAATGTTCTCGTAACGCATATGTTATTATGATGTTTAATTAAATGAGATGCAGATGGAACAATTTGGTCTAAAGGTGGGTATTCAAAATATGCTTCATCAATAATAAACATTGTATTTAGGTAATTATTCAGTAATTGTATTATGTTAGAATGATCCAATGTATAACCCAATGGTAAGTTGGGACTGCAAATATAACATAAATTGTATTGTTTAGTCGATAATTTATTAGATATTTTATTAATTATATCAACATTTGAATCAAATAAATCAATATTCAAATAATCAATATCTCCATGATATATATTTTCGATGAAAGAAATAAAATGCGGATATGTTGGTGTAATTATAAGAGTATTGGTATCAGGAGTTACATACCCGTCAATAATTAATTTTAAAGCACTATCTGAACCATTAGTTAAAATTATATCGGAAGTTGGTACATTAGTATAAGAACTGATATGGTCTAGTAATTCATAGTAAATATCATCATGATATGGATATTGATGTATTTTATCATCAAGAGCGACATCAATGGCTTGTTTGATATCTGGATGAATTGGCCAAAAATTTTCTATAACGTCAAGTTTATATTTGTATTTTGACGCATAGGGTAGTGTATATTGGTGTTTTCCTACAATATTTTTATTAATTTGCATTTTTGTCAATTATATATATATAAACGCTATATTAAATAATGTATTCTATTTATTTTCAATATATATTCGCTATTTTATTATACGCACTGGCATATTTCTATGCATTGGTATTTGCTGTTTATATAGGTACTTGTGATACAGATACGTGTAAAATAATTAATAATATTCATGAAACTTGCACAATAGGATGTGAAAAAGAATTATGCAATTTAACTAAAATGAGGGGCGATAATTATTATATCGGTGTAACAGATGAGGGTAAAAAATTAAAATTGGATAAATGTTTAGTAACTTTTTGGGGTGCAACACATTTCTTCTTATATTTTTTCCTTGGTATGTTCGCACCTGATTTATTCTGGCAAACTTTTGTGGTGGGTATAATATTTGAATTATTCGAAAAATATAACTACGGATGTCACGATGTGTTGGATATATGTTTGAATACAGCTGGGTTCTTTATCGGCAGATATATAGCGTGGGGATATTAATTTAGAGTTATTTTTCTAATTAATAGAGAAATAACACGATATAAAACTACTACTCATATTTTATCATCGTTATTTACTTTGATCGAATGACGATAAAGGGTCTTAATTATTATTTGATTTTGTATATTTTAGGTCATAATTACGTATTCAAAAAATGTGATGATTGTACCTTTAAACAGAAATGTTTGTGTTAAAATTTATTTCTAGATTTTTTTATGAATTTTATTTACGCCCCCTCCCCCTCTGTATTTGATTAACGCCGAGGAGGAAAAAAAACGGAGGAAAAAGCGGAATTTATTTAAATAATAAGTATATATAGTATTGGTAAATATATATATTATAATGGTTGAACATACATGTGAAAGATGTTTAAAGACATTTAGTAAAAAATGTGATTATACCTATCATATTAATCGAAAAAATCCATGTGTACTAAAGGTAAATACGCAAACAATTAAAATTACACCAAAAAACACCGTAAAACACCATAGTGCACCGAAAGACACCGAAAATGAAGAAAATTACGCAGAAAAAATAGTATGTAATTATTGTAAAAAATCATTTAGTCGTCAGTCATCCCTTACAAGACACTTGAATGAAAGATGTAAAATTAAAAAGGAAGATACGAACAAAAAAGAAGAAATATATCAAATATTATTAAAACAAATGGAAGAAAATAAAAAACAGATGCAAATTATGGAAGACACAAATAAAAAAATGTTAAATGAAATAAATGAACTTAAAAATCAGATCAAGAGAGGTAATGACACAATCAATACCAATAACGGAATTATAAATAACATCGACAAACAACAAAATATAAACAATACAAATAATACAAATAATACAAATAATACAAATAATACAAATAATACAAATAATTTACAAAATAATATTAAAAATTTAAATATAAATCTTATTGCTCATGGGAAAGAGGATCTTTCATTTATAACCGATGACCAAATGAAAAGAATTTTAAATAAAGGATTCAAATCCATTGAGAACCTTACACAAATCGTTTATTTTGATAAAAATCGTCCAGAAAATCATAATATATACATATCAAACATCAAAGATACTTATGTAATGATGTATGATGGGAATGATTGGAAATTAATGAATAGAGAAAACTGTCTGCAAGATATTTATGATGACAAATGTGATTATCTGGTAGAGAAATTTGAACAATTGGAGGGTAAATTAGATGAATCAACATTGAAACGATTCGGAAATTTTCTGAGTAGAAAAGATGACGATAAAATAATCGAACAAACAAAGAGAGAAATTAAACTGATATTATACAACAACCGCAAAATTCCTGAGGAGACAAGAAGATTATTAAGATTAAATGATGAGAATATGATCGATCAATTATTAGTAAATACAATAAATCAGTAATCATCATCTGATGAATAATATGCTGAAGTATAATTATTATATCCACGAGTTTTGGCGTAACAATTCGATGCATAATGTCCGCTTCTACCACATCGATAACATGTATCATCATCTGAACTTGATGATTCTGAATCATTAAATTGTGTGCCAGAAATATGTGTTTTAGCGAAACACTCTGATGCATAGTGACCATTTCTACCACATTTATAACATACATTATTTTTAATTACTTGCCTTGGTAAAATTTGTTTTAAAGGAGAACCACATATTTTAAAATGCTTATCATACACTAATTTATTATCAAAATCTTTTTCGCATTTTATACAAACCCAAACAGCATCATCTATTGGTGAAATTAATAGAGATTTATTAATTTCAGCGTTTGAATTTAATAATCTTTCGTTGTTAAATTCATCCGGTTCAGTACATTGATTAATAAAATGACCTTCTTTTCCACATCTGTAACATTTATCTACATTACCGTTTATTTCTTTTTGTAAATGTTCTACGGTGTGTGGATCTAAATTAATTGTTGAATAGTTCCCACCTCGAACATTATCAATACCGTATTGTCTCATCATTATTTTGACGTGTTTGTCCTCATCTTCTGGTACACAATTGTGATAAATATTCATGATTTTAATAGGTTTATATTTCTTCGTCCACACCGATCCATTACCATCAAAATGTGCATTGATCCTATTACCTAGATAGTTAATAGGAACATTTTCGTAACTTTTATATCGTGGAATAGTATCAGTGGTTCGTCCTACATAGAATTTATTGTCAATGAGTTTTAACACATAAACTGTTACTTTGTTATCCTCTTTAGCGAGTTCCTTTTGTTTAGGAACTATTCTAATTACTTTTTTGATTACTTTTATTATTTTCTTTTTGGGTTCTAAATTTTTACTATCTGAATTTGATGAATTTGTTTTTTCCATAAATAAAATAAATTGAAATAATAAGTCATGTAATAATAATATTAATAATAATAGTTACCTGATGATTATTAATAATTATTTTTCAACTTTAAAAATAAAATAACAAAAATTTTATATTGAACAATTAGCCCATAAATATAAACATGAATCCTTTATCATTCTTAGTGTTATCTGAATATTTATCTGGCAAGAATTGATAAAATTATTAAATGGGTACGACGTCATTTATCTTGACAATTAACTCAACAGAATCACCAGTGCTCATTCTCAACTGACGAAACAGTTTTGGACAATCTATTGCTTCATCGTAATCAATGATTTGAATATTTCCACCCTGCCACGTGTCAGGTCCTGCTTCAATTGTTTCAAATATATCATAAATAGTTTCATAATCAAATACTCCATTGAGCGGAACAACAGTTATTTCAAACAGTTTTGAAATAGGATTAAATCTGAATTTTGTTTGTTTCAAGAATGAACTGTATTTATAGATGTTTTTAACCCTAGTAAAATCCTTGTTTAACCGTTTTAGGATTAAATCATAAATTAATTTACAGTCTTTGTAATTATCAATCGGTGCATCATATTGATCCATCAACAATAATGGTCGTAGTTTGATAATAGCTTTTTTACTTTCTGCTAATTTATTGTAGTACCGTTCATACAATGGCTGTTTTGATATCCATTTTATATGTTTTTCTCTAAATTCATTTTTTTGAGAAACTTTCTTTGATAATTTTTTTGATCCTTTTTTTGATCTCTTTTTTATTGATAATTTCTTCATTGATTTCTTTTTATCAAGTTTATTATATCGTGTCCACCTATGAACACCAGTATGTGTTTCTGTTACAATCCATATATTTCCATCATTTCCTTTCTTTTTTGTTCCAACGGAAAATTTTGTTGCACTATCAGTTGGAGATTTACGCACTTTATCCATGCACTATGGGTGTCAATAATATATATGTAGATTATAATACGTGTTTACAATAAAAAATGAAATAGATAAAAGAGTTGCAAATAATACTTCATATTTTATCACTGTTATTTACTTTGATCAAATGATGGCAAAACGTCTTATTTTCATATTTTATTTTAATTTATTTTATGTATTTTACGTCATAATTATGTATTCAAAAAATGTTATCATTGTACCTTTAAACAGAAATGTTTGTGTTAAAATTTTTTTATAGATTTTTTTATGAATTTTTTTACACCCCCTCCCCCTCTGTTATTTGAAAACGCCGAGGAGGAAAAAAACGGAGTAAAAAAGCGGAATTTTATTTAAAAAATAAATATATATAGTATTGGTAAATATACATATTCATAATGGTTGAACATACATGTGAAAGATGTTTAAAGACATTTAGTAAAAAATGTGATTATACCTACCATATTAATAGAAAAAACCCATGTGTACTAAAGGTGAATACGCAATCAAATATACTTCACCACGATTTACCAAATTTAACCCAAATTAACCAAATTAACCAAATTAACCCAAATATACAAAATTCAGTGAATTCGAACAATAAATGTAAATGTAATTATTGTAAAAAAGAATTTTGTAATAAATATACACTGGAAAGACATCTAAACGAAAGATGTAAAATTAAAAAGGAAGATATAAATAAAAAAGAAGAGATATACCAGTTATTATTAAAACAAATGGAAGAAAATAATAAGAAACAAATGGATGAATTAAAAAATGAAATTTTAAAACAACAAAATCAAATTTATGAACTTACTAAACAAATAAATAAGAGTAACACAACCATAAATAATACAAATAATGGTACAATGAATACAATAGAAAATCAAACAAACAATCAAACAAATAATACAAACAATCAACAAAATAACATTAAAAACTTGCATATCAACCTCATTGCGCACGGTAAGGAGGACCTTTCATTTATTACAGAAGATCATCTCAAAAAAATACTTTACAAAGGGTTCAAATCTATCGAAAACCTTACGCAAATTGTCCACTTTGATAAAAACCGACCGGAAAACCACAACATATATATCAGTAATATTAAGGACACGTACGTAATGATGTATGATGGAGAAGATTGGAAACTGATTGATAGAGAAAAATGCCTAACTGATATATATGATGAAAAGAGTGATTATTTGGTGGAAAAATTTGAGGAATTAGAAGATAAATTAGATGAACAAACAATGAAACGATTCGGAAATTTTCTGAGTAGAAAAGACGATGACAAAATAATAGAACAAACAAAACGAGAAATTAAACTGATATTATACAACAATCGTAAAATCCCCGAAGAAACCAGAAGATTATTAAGATTGAATGATGAAAATATGATTGAACAATTGTGTTAATAAATGAATTAATATTATTGTACTACTCCCTCTTCTTTACAATACCAGTTTGCATATTTTTTATAGCCATATTGATTCATAAAATCTTCCATATTTTGTATTCCCATTGATGAATTACATTGAGCACATATTGGTCTTAGATTTTGTAATGTTACTTTTCCTCCTTCTTTTTCACTTTGAACATGACCACATTGGAAGGTTGCAAACGATATTTGTTCCGTATTGCAACATGTACACATCCCTATCTTTTTTTCTGCTCCGATGTGTCTATTCCAAATAGAATTCCTAACAGTTGGAGGAATTTTTTCTTTTATATAAATTTTCTGTTTTTCATCCATAAATAGTTTATTTGTATTACCATCATTTTTAATATGTTCCGTTCGAACTTTATTTTGTGGTTTTTGATTTTTGCAAATTATATTTTGATGGTGAACTGTTTCTTCAAACGAATCAAATTCTTTGTTACAACGTCTACAATTAAATTTTTCGATATTTTTTTTTGGATTTTTGCAAATTGTATTTTGATGATTGATTGTTTCTTTAAACGAATCAAATTCTTTGTGACAACGTCTACAATTAAATTTCTCTTCCATGATGGGGAATATATATTCAGACTTTTGAAATTCATGCGATTGTTTTGGATCTTGTTTATGTTCCAAAAATTGACTAGGAAATTGTTCATATAATGGAAAAACTTGTTCGTATCGGGGAAGTTCTTCTTCGTGTTTTATATCGAATTCATTGACACTGTGTTGATTATTTTGATTATTTTGTTTACCGTTACCATTAACAACAACATCAAGAGCAGTAACGGCCAAACTCGCTGCAATATTTAACACATCCAATGTTGGCTGATTATATTTCACATTTAAATCTAAATTTGATGTATTAACTCCAGATTTTTCTAATGTATAAATTTGTTTTGTACGCAATATCCGTAGACTGCGTTCTTCCTCTATAGTAATTTTTCTCATTAATTCATTTATCTCATTTTCTCTTAATTTTCTATACTGGAAATTAGATTCAGGCTTGAATCTGAACCCCAGACTATATATAAATGGATGTGTATCAAGTTCTTGTCTTAATACTCCAATTCGTTTCATCCACACATTTATTTGATTCTCGATCTCGTTTTCTGTTGAGGTCATATTAAAAAAATAGTAATTAATATAAATAAAATTCTATCAGTAAGTATTTATCATTCATAAATCAATTTTTTTAATTATGTTAATGAGAATTAATCCAAATTGGCTATCACGCCATTCCAGTTCGGGTTTTTTTTATAACCATGTGTATTTATATATTCTTCCATATTTCTTGTTCCCATTGATGAATTACATCCTTGACATATTGGCCTTAAATTTTGTATAGTAGGTTTTCCACCCGTTTTTTCACTCACAATATGCCCACAATGGAAGTTTGCGATAGATATTTGTTCTAAATCACAACAAAGACATTTACCAGTTGTTTTATTACCTATATATGTACTCCAAACATCTTTTCTAACTTTTTCGGGAATTTGTGATTTTACATAATCATTTGATTTATCTTTATTTTTGGGTTTATTATCTTCTTGTTCTACTTGGTCTATTATGTTTTGTTTATAATTATTGTTATTGTTATTTTGTGGTTGATAATAATTAGTTAATTTATCTATAATATGGCTTTTAAGTCCTGTTTTGTTTAGTTTATGTTCTTCACATAGTTCGCGCAATCTTGTAATTGTAAATCCATTTAATTCATCCCTTGTATATTTTGGTATATTTTGTGGCTGTGATGTAGGATATGGTTTTATAGGTTCTTTACTTATGTTAGATGGTTGTTTTATTTTATTCAAATTAAATTTGTCTAATTTTATATAATCATTAGTTAATTTTTCTAAAAATTTAGCTATTTCAAATACAATTTTGTCTTTTGTGTGAAACATGTTTGAATGTACAAAACTATTAATATAATTAACAGAATCGATATTTGGAACATGCTTTACATTATATTTTTCAGTTAATTTATTTAGTTCATTTGTGCTATTAAGTATATCACCATAATTTATTGTTTTTCTCCATCTTTCACATATTGGAATTAATAATTTATGAATATACAAGTTTGCTGTATCAAAATTATCTTGTTTTAAAATGTAATCATCTTCAATTGTATCTAAATACTCGCATATTAATTTATTTGTAGTTGGTGAAACATGATTAATTTGATTAAATCCGTTCAATACATAAGGTGTAATCTCTTGAGAGTTTTGAATATTAGATAATGTATTTTCGACATTGTTAATGAATACAGGATAATCAATTGATTTTATTTCTTGTAACTTTAAACTAATTTTTCTAATAATATTCATTTCTAATGTTTTCCATTGATTAGATTCAAACCAAGGATGACATTGTTCAGCATTTTTTATTTTTTGTTGGAAGAATGTAGCAAATAGTTCTAAGCGTTTTGATAGATCCATTTTGTTAATATTGATTGAGTAATAATTATGTAACGTCATCATTTTGTTATTAAAATAATATAATTCAATTTTTATCATAGTAAATGTATTTGATCATATGATGTCAAAGCATCATATTTTATGATATGATTTTATTTATATTACATCATAATTATGTATTAAAAAAATGTGATGATTGCACCTTTAAACACAAATGTTTGTGTTAAAATTTATTCCCAGAAAATTTTTGTATTTATTTTTCTCACCCCTCCCCCTCTGTTATTCGAAATGCGTAATTTGCGTAATTCAGTAATTTCGTTTTTACGTTTTTTTTACGCATAAATATTATAAAGTAATAGTATATATAGATACTAATAAATACAATATAAATTTAATATAAATAATGGTTGAATATAAATGTGACGGATGTAATAAAACGTATATCAATAAATACGACTATACGCGACACATTAATCGAAAAAATCCTTGTTTAAAAGAAATAGTCAAATCTAGTCAAAATGAGCCAAATGTTAGTCAAGCGGAGGCAAAAATAGCCAAAATTGATAAAAATTCTATACAATGTAATTATTGTAAACGCGTATTTACATTAAAAAGTTCGTTAAATAAACATTTACAAGATAGATGTAAGGTAAAGAAAGAGGATATAAACACAAAAGAGGAAATATACCAAACGTTATTAAAACAAATGAAAGAAATGGAAGAAAATAATAAAAAACAAATACAGATCATAGAAGAGAATAGTAAAAAACAAATACAGATTATGGAAAATACAAATAAAAAGATGTTAACTGAAATAATTGAACTCACAAAACAAATAAATAAAAGTAATACAACAATAAATAATACGAATAATGGTACAGTGAATACAATAGAAAATCAAAATAATAATACAAATAACCAACAAAATAATATAAAAAACTTACATATTAATCTAATTGCCCACGGCAAAGAAGACCTTTCATTCATTACGGAAGATCATCTCAAAAAAATACTTTACAAGGGATTTAAATCTATCGAAAACCTCACACAGATCGTTCACTTTGATAAAAATAGACCAGAAAACCATAATATATATATAAGCAATATCAAAGATACTTATGTAATGATGTATGATGGAGAGGATTGGAAACTAATTGATAGAGAAAAATGTTTGACTGATATATATGATGAAAAGAGCGATTATTTGGTGGAAAAATTTGAGGAATTAGAAGATAAATTAGATGAACAAACAATGAAACGATTCGGAAATTTTCTGAGTAGAAAAGACGATGACAAAATAATAGAACAAACAAAACGAGAAATTAAACTGATATTATACAACAATCGTAAAATCCCCGAAGAAACCAGAAGATTATTAAGATT